TACAACTGACCTTGGTCAATGTTCATTTCAATTTCTTCTTCTGAACAAGAGATGGCTTTGACAAGAGTACCGTCGGTTTCATAGACAGCATAAATATTCATCGTTTAACCCCTAACAAAGAAATAAACCAGTTACCACCAATAGCGCCCGAACCCGTGCTACTCGCGTAAATACGATAAGTAGTATTCCCAGTAGAGGGTGTATGAACAAAGCCCGCACTCATACAGTCAGAGAAACCTTGACGGCTGGTCTGCCCAACTATACCTTCTTGAGCACCTGAAGATATTCTTAGTCCACGAGTAACTTCGTTACTACCAGTTATTGTGGCAATAATGTTTAGCTGACCAAAAAATTGCACTTGAGATGGCAGGAGTGACGCGTTAGAACCCCAGTTAACTGTGATAGATCCGATTTGGGTCCATGCCGATCCTATAGAAACACCGCTTCCAGCTGATATAGCGCGAGGGACAGTAACATTTTCGCCGGCGATCTTTAGAGTCGTTACCGCCAAATTTTCGATTTTTGCGTTGGTGACAGCTTCGTTTTGTATCTTTGCCGTCTCTACAGCTAAGTCTCTTATCTTTGCTGTGTCTACAGCTAAGTCTCTTATCTTTGCCGTGTTTACAGCTAAGTCTCCGATCTTAGCTTCGTCGACTGCGAGGTCACCAATTTTAAGATTTGTTATCTGACCATTTTTTATATATGCGTCGGTTATGTAGACGCCAGGTAAAACAGTTTCGCCATTGATCGTCGTGGTAGTAGTTTGGACTGTGAACGGAACAAGTCCAGTGCCGTTGGGCCCGACGATGGCAAAACGATCAGCCGCAACTAAAAACTGTGAAGTGTCCCCTCCAGCCACCGAACTCGTAGTGGCTAACCCGAAGCCTGCAACGTAGTTCGTATTGCCCACAGTACCAATTTTAACAGTGTACTGCCCTTCCAAAGACTCCCCGTCTGCTTTGGCAAAGTAGTTCTGTTCGACCGCTGCCGAAGTCGGATAACCGGCTAGCGTGCTAGTGGCGACGAGGGTAGAAGTAGCACTTGCTATGGCTTGGTCGGCTTGTGCAGACGTATAGTAATTATTAGTTAGCGTAGCGTTCGTCGCATAGTCAGCACCGGTTACAGTCGCGCTAAGTGTAGTAACGGCGCTTGATATCGCGCTGTCTGTTTGAGCCTGCGTATAGTAATTGGTAGTTAGCGTAGCGTTCGTCGCATAGTCAGCACCGGTTACAGTCGCACCAAGCGCGTTAACGGCGCTTGATATCGCGCTGTCTGTTTGAGCCTGCGTATAGTAATTGGTAGTTAGCGTAGCGTTCGTCGCATAGTCAGCACCAGTTACAGTCGCACCAAGCGCGTTAACGGCGCTTGCTATTGCACTATTTGCATCGGTCTTCGTATAGTAATTGGTGTTTAAGTCAGCAGTAGTTGTGTAATTACCTAATGCAGTAGTGGAGACTAAGTTTTGAGTCGCTGTAGATATAGCGCTGTCCGTGTCGGTACGCGTGTAGTAATTGACAGTCAAGTTAGCAGTAGTTGTGTAATTACCTAACGTAGTAGTAGAGACTAAGTTTTGAGTCGCAGTAGAGATAGCACTGTCTGTGTCGGCACGCGTGTAATACGTCGAAGTTAGGTCGGCAGTGGTTGTGTAATTACCTAAAGATGCGATAGATGCAAGGCTCTGAGTCGCAGTAGAGATAGCACTGTCCGCTTGGGCAGAAGTGTAATAATCGTTAGTCAGAGTTGCCCTTGTAGCTACTAACCCCGTAGTCGGGTTGTTAACAGTGGCCTCTAATACGTCTGAACGGCTAGACAATGCTGAATCAGCAGTGACCCGCGAAGTTTTTTCACTAAATACGAGCCCCGCCGATAACTGATTAACATCTGTGCCGTTGTAACCACCTCGCATCTGCGTGGCAAGAGTCTCTCTACTTGTAGCCTCTGCACTATCTGCGTCAGTTCGAGCAGTCGCTTCCTGCTGCAGAGCTGCTATAGATGCATAGTTTCCTGGCAAAGTTGTCGAAGTCAGGGTGGTTATCTGTTGTTCTACTGCTGCGTCACCATTACTACGCGCTAAAGCCTCATCAATTAACGCTTGCGCGCGCGTAGATGCCTCTGCACTAAGGGCAGTAGTTCTAGCGGATGCTTCTGCTTGAATAGCAGCAATACGCGCATTCGTTTCAGCTAATATGGCCGCATTACGAGCTGTCACTTCATCCGCAATTTCTTGGCCTATTCTCACATTGACAGAACCAGCGCCATTCCCATCAATTAAATTAATTCTAGAGGTAAGAGTGCTATACAGCTGGCTTTCTGTAATCTCGCCAGTTAATAGCTCAAGCATAAATTCTACATCTACAGCGGTTTCTGCAAATGTACCAGCGCTTGAGTTCCACGGCCCTTTTTGATCGCGAGTATTTACATGCCGCACCCAATAATAATAAGACTGTGCTGACCCAACTTGGTCAGTAAAAACACTGCCGTGCTCAACCCCAACAAGAATTGCATCCGCCAGTTGATCAACTGTATGGCGCCACACTTCTGTGTAAGCATGCGGCGAATATTGAAGATACGCTTGATCCCAATCAAGAATAATGATGCTGTAAGCGCCGGTCGCCTCAAACCCCGTAGGCGCCGTTGGTAAATCCGTCTCATTAACGTCTGTACCAATTGGCAGCAGACTAGACTGAGACTGCCCAAGAATAAACGGCTTACCTTCGACAGCTAACCCGCTGTCAATTAACTCACGCGCAGTGATTGCTCTGTCCCTTGAGTCGCCTCGGCGCCCCAAACGAATTTCGAGAGCCTCTGCGACAGACTCTAAGTACCGCCTCATCGCGGGCGAAGCATCGGCGGGGAGCTTAGGGAATCCAGGAATTTTGGTTTCTTTAGGCGTCCTCATGCATTTATCTCCGCCATAGTAGACGCAAGCACTATCTCGTTAACTTGGTGTGTCGAGCTCACCTCTACTTCCCACTCGCATCCGTAGTTAGAAGGTAACCTCATGACAGGCGCGGTGAGGTTCCCGTTAGAGATACCAGCAGGGACAGTAGTCACCTGAGTGTAAACTCCGGCTGTCTCTTGCAGCTGATAATCAGCTATAAGGACTCCATCACCCCAGACTTTTACATCTATAGGATACTGGTCGCTGTGGACTTTTATGCAGCCCATACTTGTTGGTGTGCTCACAAACTTACGACTCTTCCAAGACGACGTGCGCTTAACACTTGACCCTCGAAACTCGACAATTTCATTATCAATAATGAGATAAAGCTTACCTGTCTTTTTCCGAGTGAAACCGCCACGCACTTCATTACTCATCGTAAAAGTAGAGAAGGCATTCTGTGGTTGTCGAGGGTCAAATATCCATCCGCCGTCGTTAGCGCCGTCATTCCAGAACGCGACGTACAGTCCTTCGTATAAGAAGGCTTTGTAGGTCGACGCGTAGAAGTCAGCCGCCCACTGTTTTGGCTCTATAAACTCAGAGGAGACAACCGACCCTGTGGTGTTGGACACTTGTACGAGCCCGTCAGGACCGGCATAGAGTACGTACTCTCCCATATCAACAATTGACTCTTTGTTGATGCATGACTGAGCAACGTCTACTTGTATAGCGGTCATGGCCGAGGGTTCAGTGCCAGTGACAAAATAAGGGTAGCCCTTGGTCATTACCACTAAGCCATTGTTAGTTGCTGACAGTCCCACTATCTCTTCTTCTATCGTGAGTCGATACTGGATAGGCCAAGCATGGGGCAGGTACGGTTCAGACAAACATAGTCGAGCGCCGGCGAATCCGGCAAAGACACCATTTCCAATAGGAAGCAGCCCCTGCAAGGGACCGTCGGGATAAAGAGATGTGTTGTCATCTGGCGGGCCAACCCAAGTCTCAGAAGGCAGTACTTCGCCTAAAGCCGCTGACGCTTTGTTATCGCTGTAACTAACAGTGGAGAATGGAACCTCTGCAACAAACTGAAAGTAAGTCGCTGTACTACCAACGTTAGCGCGATATATGCGTTTTAATCCGTTACTAAAATCATAAGCGCCTGACGGATCGTTTGCGCTCGGCATCGAGATAGAAACCGTTTCAGTTGAAGTCCACTCAACAATTGCAGATGCGGGACTTGGAGGCCCCTCTTCTCCGAAACTCGTAACTAACGTATAGACGTAAGATAAGTCCTGTGCTTCTTCTGTGTCGCTGGCTGTGCCTGTCTTGGACAGCGTAGGTGCACTAGTAGGTGCAGGTACCCCTAACCTATAAGATGCCGCCGGAAATACCGAGCCACTTATCATGCTGGTATATGTGCCCACGCGCGGATAATCTTGCCCTGTCCAATAGGCTCTTTCGTAAGTGTCTTGTGCAATAGGTGACTGTACTACAGAGATATTGGCTTCGTTAAACTCAAATACAGCCCCGCCATCTATGCCGATGCGCTCATAATAATAAAGAGATTGGCGCTGGCCATTTGACAGCGTAGCAACGGCCAGATCTTCCTCAATAGGCGACAAGCGCCCAGTGGTAAAGGTCACATTCTCCGCTTTCTGGCCAAGTGTTTCGCCGAGAAGTCTGGCTGATTTCGCCGGTGCAATACCGGCAAAACTTTCGAGTCTGAATACGGCCATTTAGCCTCCTTTATTCTGCATCCAAAATATGGCCAGTAACGCTGACAACACAGCCGTAGTAACAAATTGCGCAATCGTTATGCGTATAGCTCTTTTAGTGCCGCGCCAAGACTCAAGTAAATTTCTTAATTCATGCATATCGCTGTAAGCATTCTCGTCATGAAGACCTATAGAACGAAGCGCCTCTTTTGCCCCCCTTGAAGCCGCTGCATCAAGAAGTTTGTTTAAACGTTCATCGTCGTTGTACAACATGACTACTACTCCTACGTTATTTCGTAATAACGCTAACGATCGCTAGCCCACAAAATAAAAATATAATGCCTATAAAAGCGAAACCTATACCGTCGATAATCAGACGTCTTCGTGCGGCTCTTGCTCTTGCTGCGTCTAGTCTCTGCTTGCGAATCGCCGTGCGCGTTCTAAGCATTTCGACATAAACGTCTTGGCCTACTGTATAAGTGATAATTTCACGTAGCTGCCGTTCCATCTGCATGGTTTTTTGTTTGGCCATTGTTATTTCAAGAGCAGCACTTTCCACTGAACCCTTGGCAAATAACTTAGACATAGCCGATGCGTTCTCTACACCAGCCTCAGCTTCTGCAATCTTGTCTTTGGCATCGAAAAAAGCGCCAAACTTATGCGCAAGATCATTGATCTCGTGACCTTTGCTAACCGCCGCTTGGATATAGTTAAACGCTTTCCCTGCGGCTGATACGGCTGCGATGATTTCTATCATTTGAAGACCTCAACTTTTTTAAGATCGACAAATTCGGGGACGCAAAATGCGGAGATATTTGGTCCGAGGGAGGGAGATTTTCTTTGGCGGGTAAGACGGACAGCAAAATACTGGCAGCGATTTAAATCGTACCAGTGTGTCTTTCTAGTGTCTTGAGCGTTTCCGTCCAAGATAACTATAAGCGCAAATACTAAGCTCATGCCGGAGGCCCATCATAATTCAGGAAACAAACAATCCTGAATAAACGTATTAACTACCTCCTCCTGATACCCTAGCGCTGCCATGACTTTTGGTGTGTGTGGGTTCTGCTTCTGCCAGTAACAGTACTTATTCTGCGCTGCCGTGTAGTCCGTTGCACTTCGACTACCCACATTCTCTAGATAATAATCTAAGTTGCTACTGACTAACTGCACCACTTTATCTAGTTCATCTAAGTCCGTGATAAAACCAGCAGCGACCATGTTGCTACTAAAAATATTCCTTGCCCACTCAGGCAACTCTCTTTCTTTCGACCAGCTGAACGGTGTTACTTGGTCTTCGAACTTCAAGAGCATTTCGTGACTTTCATCTATAGGACTGAAGTCATGGAATGCACCTGTTACTTTCTTAGGCCCCGCGATAAGGTCAAAACCAAAAACCGGTGCACCGTCGTTTGTGTGCGGGAACACGGTAAGATGCATCATATAGAGCTTCTTAGTATCCCTAGCATCTACAACATCAAGATGCGCCCTTCTAAACTTATCCGATCGCCATAAGAAGTTTTGCCACGGATACCGATGCCCTTCGTCGTAGGTCTCGAACCCGTCAAACTTCGACACCAGAATATCTTTTGCTTGCTCTAACTTAGTGAATATTGTGCTTGGCTGCGACTTTGTCATATAGGCTAATTACAAACTCAAATGCGTGAATGGCTTCTTGTTTTGTTTTTTCACTGTCGGTCAGAGAAGCTCTAATTTTTTTAATGAGATCCTCTCTATCAGTAAAATCGTAACGCCTACATTTTCCTGGTAACTTGTTCTTTAGAATCTGACCGCCGAAAAGGTCACCCATGTGATGAACGTAAAGATGGGCTAAAACCCCTTCATTATCCTGTTTCCATATGTGGTCGCAGTAGTCATCAATAAAAGGCTCGTAAGCACTTGTGCCTAACCCGTTATCACTTATTAACTCAACAAGGTCTTCAAGCATAAGTTGGTAGCGGGACACCCCAGCGAGTTCTGCTAACAACCCCTCTTTTCTCGCTTTGCTCTCAAGATCCCCATAAACTATGAGTAAGCTTGCCAACAGATCCGCATAGACCTCTGCGGCTATCCCACCCGTTATCATCGCTTGGGCTAACGGGTGATGTTCGGCTCTATCGTGTATTGGTTTTATCGCTTCTCGCATTTGTTCAGCCTACCCGAGCTACCATTTACCTAAAGGACAAGACACCGCTCCGCCCATACGGATTTTAAATGGCATAAAGCATCCACATTCCCTGCAAACTTTAATCTTCTCGTTTAACGAAGGGCACTCCGAGCAAATTTCTTTTCTTTTTACTACAAGGGACGTTTGTGTTTCTTCACCGGCTAACTTTATATCTGAACTCTCATCCCAACTTTTACTCACTTCCATATCCTGCCCCGAATTAGCTGACCTCACTAGATTATTTCCGCAAGCGGCACTTCAGTAACGCCGTCTAAATCTCGTTCTACTATGCGCGTTTTTAAGACCCATCGACCCTCTATTAGTGATGGAGAGTCATCAAGTAGTATAGTTTGAGTGCCGAAGTCGAAATCATAAGTAATATCATCATAAAACACCTCGACAATAGAGAAGTTAGAACTTTCCCCCTCTTCTGTTAAATCATAAAGTAGCGGAAGGTGAGTCTTCTGATCAAACTTAGTTGAAGGATTCTCTTCTTTAAGATTTTCTATACTGTAGGGAAACTGAATTACTACACCTCCCTTAATTTTCGCAAAACCTAAACTATCAGACATGTTTTCCTCCCGCGCTTTAAGGAATCGGAGTGATTATGACGTAGCCAGTTGCTGTTCCTGGTTGTCCACCCCTCTGAGAGCCATTTGTACCAACGTCAGCCCATGATGATATCCGTACTGGCCCGCTGGAACGGCGATACGAAGTGCCGCCGCCGCCGCCAACCGCGGGGCCGTTACCGCCAGCTACGCCTCCGTAGTACCCGCCAGCGCCGGCTGGACAACTCCCGCCACCGCTACCAAACCCACCAGGGCTGTTACCGCAGCCCGTCGTGGTGCCGCCACGCCCACCCTCTACAAAACAATAAGCGCGTTGGGGCTGATTACTAAGACAGTTGTATGAGCGAATAATATGTACACCCGTATAAAAAGAGGCGCCGCCGTCGTAGACACCATCTAAACCCGTACAGTCAGCGGAACTCCCCCTCTGGGACGTAGCAGGCCAACTGGTGGGGCCACCATCTTGGTTCGACATTGCAACGCTATAACCACCACCACCGCCACCAGCTACAATAAGCGCATCGACGTTTGTATAGTTGTCTCCGCTGTTACAGATAGCGACGGCCGACATACCCCCACCAGAGTAGTTACCGGTGCCAGGGAGCCCTGCTAAGGCGACTAAACGAGCAGGCTGTTCAACAATTAAAGTACCTGAGATCATTGCGCCATAACCGTGGCTTGTTCCTGATCCTTCTGCGCCGCCGATAGCGACCGAATATGATCCTTCAAAAATATCAAAATAGTGATACCCATTAGAGTAAACCCAGTTGGCCTCCGGCGGCATGCTCCAACTGCCAAGGCCAGTATAAGCCACTACTGGCGGCGGTTCGCTGCGGGTAGAAAGGGGTATAACACTCGTATTCACGTTTGCTTTTATATTTAAACTACTACTCCAAGCAACACCTCCTCCTGACGAAGAAGAGAACCCATACCCCTTTGCACTACCTACTGCGCGCGTATTCTGTATCGGCATAGAAAAATCCTTTAATTACGCGAATTGCGTTTGGGAAGCTAAAACAGTGTATGTCCCAGACCCAGTTTTAATTACTACATAAGAATAGATATCTATCGACGAGGCATTCCCTTCGGTTGGTGCCTCGCCGCCCTGCCATTTAGGAGTCACACCAGCGCCATCTATCTGCACCGAGGTGTTGTAGTAAGCCGTACCACCACAAGTATTCACGAAGACAACTGTTATGGTTTCACCAACGTCCATCAAACTGTTTAAAGTAGTTGACGAATCCCCGCGTAAATTAATCGTAAAATTACCTGCCGCGTTAGAGGTGTAATAGATTATTTGTTGTGGCAGCGCGTCGAAATTGATAGTGCCGTTTGCAGCAGTCGCTGAAACTAAAACACTTTCCTTTATATCGCCATTAAGTAATGCGGAGCTAAAAGTTTTGTTAGACAACGCTTGTACACTAGCTAATGTGACTAGCTCAATATCGCCCGATCCTAATAAGGAACCGCTATTGATAGTTTTTATATCGGTGCCCGAGACAAGCGTATCCTGCTTGAGCGCTAAGCCAGTAGATAGGCTAGACGCCGCGGTGGCTTGTCCCGCGTCTATGTAGGTCTTAACTGCGTACTCAGTTGGCACTGCGGTATTACTATTGCCATTGAGTAAAGGATCTGAAGAGAATTCATTAATAGTCTCGCCAAGCTGCGCGCCAATTGACCCCAGCCTCAATGAGGTCAGGCCGGCAAGATCGAACGCGCTCGCATTAAGAGTTGCACGGCCGGTGGCTTGGTCAATACGGAAGTACTCGCCGACACGGAAATTTCCGTTCTGGTCTGTAGATACGTAATAAACTCGTCCTGGAAATACTTCATCAACCTCGTTCCCTTGTGCAGGGGCTTGAGTTGGTTCTCCTGGATAATTTGTAGTAGCGATGCCTCCAGTTCCTATGTTCAAGAAGTCATGGCCTGTCAATCTCACTTGCGAATACAAAGATCGCATAGTGATGCCGGTCCCGTCTGGAGAACCATTTACTTTCTCTTGGGCTAAATAAATGGCAATTTGGCTCGATGTATCTACATAAGTTCCTGCCGAGCTCTGGATAACGTACGTAATTGAGTCGCCGGCGATTTGAATACTTTGACCAGGAATCGGTTCTGCGGACAAATTGTCAGCTACAATAATAAAACCTTTTTGATCTTCTAGGGCGGCAGAACCTACTGTGCCTGCGCCGCCGCTAGTAAATGTCAGCGTATTGCCTGACAAGAAGGTTCCAGTCGCGCCAGAAACATAAACTTTATCTGCTGATATCTGAACATTTGTTACAGTCGCTGTACCTCCATCGGAGCTTGTGACTGTGTCCCCAACGTTTATCGCGCCGCCGCCGTAGATAAAATTAAGTTGCTGTCCGTGTATTTGACCGGTTTGTGATGTTTCGTTGGCATCAAAGCCACGAGATGTTGCACCCCACGTACCGTAGCTATTATTACCGTTGAGGGATCGGATAAAACCTCCCCCAGAAGCCGCGTACCCCATATAGCAATAGTATGTAAAACAAGAAACAATCTCTGCTTTACCACCGTCTTTTGTCCAAAAACCTACACCGTTATCACTGATAATTGTGTAACCGTGAAACAACATACTTTTTGCGCCGGCGCCATGAACCGACCCATCAACTAAAGCGCCAATTGCACCAGAACAAATAGCGGCGCATTCCAAGACATAAGGAGATTTCGTAGTAGCGGGCGAATTAACATTAAAACCGACAACAACGCCGGCTGGTGTTGATGTTGTTATATCTTCAGGGGTGCTACCTGGAACCCAACCGGTCATGCCTTTAAAAGTCATCTTGTTCAAGATTGAGCCATTACTCATCTGGAACATGGTCGAAGTGTTCGTTAAAAGCGTGGGGTGTACGTTTACCGTTCGCTGGCTATCGCCAACTATGGCGACATCTGGTGGTACAACAATTGGGCATATTTCTGTATACGTACCCGCCGATACATTAATAGTAGCTGGGTTTCCGGCTGCAGCGGCAGCTGCACAGGCGGCTTTAATTGTGGCAAATGCACCAGAGATTGTTTCGCCATTATTAGTGTCTGAACCTGCGGGGGTCACATAATAAACATCGGGGGAATAGAGAGAACCACTAAACAAGAATGATTCCCAGAAAACACCGTCAGTGCTCGGCGTATTTCCTGTTGTGTTTTGTACCGCGATATAAAGACTGCTGTTGTAATTCACCACATCATTAAGTTGGTATGCTACAGCGGCGTCGTAAATACCCTCCCATTGAACACTTTCTGTTAAACGAGCCCACGAGTTACCGACAGCGCCAGGATTTGTGTTGGTGTTGTCGACGTTAGCCACATACACAGTGGCGCCGTATGATACTGAGTCACCTACTTTATATGCAGCGGCCGCGTCCCATTCACTTCTAAAATTCCAACCGCCAACAAACAATGTCCAATATTCAGTGTCTGTTGGGATATTCCCTGTTGATTGCACAAGATTTGAATACATATACAAGTTGCTGCCGTAACGAACGACGCTACCGTACCCGTATTCAGTTGCCACATCCCAAAGACCGGAGAAAGCAACGCCATTAGTCATCCGGCCCCAGAAAGTTGCGGCCGAGGTCAGCGTACCTGTGGTCCTTGCGGTGCTTATGTAGACATAAGAATTGCCTTTGAAAGAAACAACATCATTGAACTGATATTCAGTAGAGACACTCCATTCGCCTTTGAATTGGAATCTTATTTTTCCAAGGTCAAGAATCTGAGCCATTATTTGTACTCCATCAAAAGGCGACCTGTGCCGCTAACTGTGTAAGTAATTGTGTCCGACGACCAAAAGTAAATAAGATAGTCGTTTGCATACGTAGCATATTCCGAAGGAATTTCTACTGGAGTGCCGTCGACACCATTGTTAAAATCAAAAAATAACTGGCCATTAGCAGCGTCTAAGCGAAAACCATAGAACGATTTGTCAGCATATTCGTGGCCTAAAGTTACATTAACTCCGCTATATATACCGGCCATTATTTAACTCCAGTAAGTAGAGACGCTACTACATCAAACGCATCAATAAGAGTAGAAAAGGCAACCAACTGGTCACCTGCCACAAGGACAATTCGTCCCTTGATTACCTCTGCGTTTTCTCCGCTGGCGATCCTTAACTGACGAGCTATAAAGGTATCTACGCCTCCGCGCCTTAAGACTAAGGACAATGGAGCCACGGAACCAAAAACATTTGCTGCGTTGCAGCCTATAAGTAACGCTTTAGAATCTGCCGCCACTGTGTAAATTGTGACTTCGCTCGTTCCAATATTTCTTGCTGTCGCATTAAGAAAGCTAGTAGCCATTCTTCACCTTTAACCTAGTGCGATAGCCATCGCCATCGCCTCGTCTGCCGCATCTTCTTGAATGTCGTCCATTAATACTTTTGTGATTCTCAGTTCGACTTTATCGCCGGCGTTAAATGCACTTGCTGTTGTTTCGTCAACGCCTCTGATAATCGTCATCGTGTCACCGGTGCGGGCAGTTACTTTTACTATTTCTGCTGCGCCCTCATCTTCACCAATTAAAGTCACGTAGAAATGATCACCCACTCCTGGATCTGGAAATTCAGCGCCACTAGAGGTCGACACGGTAAGCGACGTAGCCGTATCAGTAATGCCACCGGTTAAAGTCGATGCCGCATTATTTGAATAAAGAACAGCCATTACGCAGCCCTTAGATAACTAATTATGTAAGTCTCTGCATACTCAACTTCGGCTGTAGCAATCGCACCCAGCTCTACCGTGGCCACTGCCGATACGCCACTTACAACTGCAGAGTAAGTGGCGTTCGCGACAATAGGCGTAGCGCCGTAGGAACCGAATGAGGCAGAATACGTTGAGTTGTCCACTTCATAAGCAGCACTCGCACCACTTACAGTGACTGCGGCAACTACGTTGTCGTAGAACGTGAGGACACGAAGCGCCGCGTCAGGAGTTAGTGTTACCAGCGTAGTTGCGGGATCAGCGGCTACCGGTATATCGAGATGAACGTCTGCTTCAACTGCTGCAGTTGCAACTGCGCTGGCAGCTGAATTCTTAGTGATGTGAATATCGCCAGAAGCGGCGACAGGACCAAGAACCGCTGTGCCAAGTGCCGCTGTGACATGCAGGTCGCCAGCAGTTGCTGTTTGTGCGGCGGCAGAGCCCTGCAAATTAACAACTATATTAACGTCAGAATCTGCGACTACCGTTGCAAATACATCACCTGCAACAGGTATATCAAGGTGAATGCCGCCTGAAGTAACCGCGCTAGTAGCCGCTGCACCCGCTACAGGGATGTCTAACTCAATATAACCATCAGTAGCTGCTGCAATATCTGCAAAGCCGCTAATAAATATGTGAAGATCAATACCGCCGGTTAGCGTACCTGTAGCAGAGACACCGCCTATATCCGACTGGCCGTCAAGGTTAACAGTCAGTCCGAGCTCAGCCTCAGTCGCAGCAGCGACAGATGCCAGTGCAGCCACTGGTATTTCTAGTTCTATACCGCCAGTAGATTGAGTCGTTGTACTGACAGCCGTCGCTAGAGGTACTGCTATAGAAACATCACCGGCCAGTGAACCGACGGCTTGTGCACCGCCCAGATCAGAAAGACCATCTAGCGGAATCTCTAAAACCACTGCCGCATTAGCGGTGCTTAATGCCTCTGCCTGTGCGGCTACGGGGATCAGTAGCTCTACGTCACCTTGGGTAGACACGCTGCTAGCAACAGCACCATCAACAGGGATAGATAGATCTATACCGCCTGCAATAGCTGCCTGAAGCACCGATGCGCCTTCGACGAATATATGCAGGTCTATGCCGCCGGCTAAAGAGCCAGACGCAAATACGCCGCCGAGTCCAGACTGACCGTCGAGGTTTACCTGTAACCCGAGTTCTGTTGCTGTGCTCGCCGTGACAGATGACTGACCCGCCACAGGTATAACTAGATCAATCTCGCCTAAAGTCTGTAGCGACGCATTAGCAGCAGCAGCGAGAGGCACATCGATTGCCACGTTTCCACTGAGAGAGCCAACCGCTTGCGCACCACCGAGATCAGACTGACCATCAAGCGGTATAGCGAGAGTAATTAGACCGTCGGTAGAGACTGCTACATCGGATGAGCCGGCAACAGGGATACTTAGATCAAAACCGCCACTAACATCAGCAGATGCATTTGCATCAACACTAATGTTATCTGTCTTAGAGAGAGGCGCGTCGGCTACAGTCAGAGAAGCATCGATTGATGCCCGAACAACATTAACTATTCTTGGTGTAGCGTCCAGTACCACTGATACCGATGCCGCACCTTCGAGGTTTGCTGACTTAGCTAACTCAGGTTGCGATACTACTTCGACATCGGACGAACCGGCGATTGGCTTGGCAAGCACAACATTAGCTGTGGCTTCAGCCGAAGAAACAACAGTGGCTTCTATGTTTACAGTAACGTGAACATCGGCTTGCGCTTCTGATGCACCTGCCACTATGCCGCTTAAGTTTGCTGCAAGACCTAAGTCACCAGCAGCATTTGCTGCCGCGTCGACCGCGCCAGTAATTGGCTTAGTTAGATCTACATCGGCGGAGGTAAGGACAGCTGCTGCAACCGAGCCTGCCAGAGGTATAGCACTTGTAACGCTACCCTCGAGAGTGCCAGAAACAGATGCGCCGCCAAGATCTGATTGTCCGTCTACAGGTATAACTAAGTGAACACCACCGTCAACAACCGCGACGCTAGTGATCCCGCCCTGTAAAGGAGATTCCAGGATAATGCTGCCGGTAATAGCACCATTTGTTTGGATAGAGCCGGCTAAGTTGTCTTTCTTAAACAGCGCACCTTGCGTACTGACTTGCGCCGAGATGGCCGCGTTCAGATTCGCGCTGTTAGAAAGTTCTGCAGAATAGCCGCTGCTGACTACTAGTGATCCTGCGAGCGCAACCAGCTTTGCAACGGTGCTAATAGCACCGTTGAACAATACCTGATTAAACCGCGCCCTATTCAGCATCGATGTTCAGTCCTTACTATTAGGCGAACGTGACAGCTAAGGAACCAGCAGGGAAAGTAACCGTATCGCCTTCGTTTATTGTTTTATTAATAGACAAAGACCCGTGGAACAGTAAGTTTCCACCGCTTGAAGCATCATGAACGCCAAATGCAGTTACTTGACCCCACGAAGCCGAAGGCTCTGGAAAAGTAATCTCAACGTTGTTACTAGTTGCACCGCCCGTACCGGATGATGCTGTAGTGCTGCCACTAGACTGTGTTCCGGCCCATGCCGTAAGACTAGAGGTAACAGGTACACGGTCGTAGCCGTCACCTACTAACTCAGTGCCGCCACCAGTATCATCGGGAGCTGCAGTGAAAAGTGACACATACAGTGTTGTAGTAGTTGGAGAAGTCTGACCTCTGAAAATCTGGTCAATTAAAGAATTCTCTAGGTAATCTGACATTGCTGACATAGTTTGCCTCCGCTATGCAAAATCTTCACGAACATAGAATTTGAGTTTGTCGTAAACCGTTTGTAGTGCGCCGTCGAAGTTAATCTCTATCTCGCCTTCGTAAGGACCAGCAGGAACATTCAATGCACCGCCAGTAAAGTCGAAACGGACTTCGCCATCCACACCCCCGCCTATCTTGGAACAGGCCAAAGTGGAAAGTACTGTGTCGCTACCAACGGCACGGAAATACACATTAACCGTTGTGCCAGCATCAGATAGATCAAGTACGACCCCATCAGTGGGATCTGTCAGAGTTAGCTTTATTGAAGGTAAAGTATCACCTTGAACGAGCTTAATTTTTTCAGCCATAGCAGCACCCAGTATTAATTATATTAGCTATACTAATATAATTCCACAAAAAAATTAACCGGCTATCAGTAATTCACACACTTTTTTAGCTCGATTTGGCGTCTGTTCTTTTGCCCATTTTGAGTCCATGAAGTTCTCTTTTGCTCCCTCCCAGTCGCCCTCTGCACAGCTAGCCAGCGCCATCTTAAATCCGGCCAGACCCGCCAAACCGAGCTGGAACGCCATTGAGATCAACACTGTCTTGCGCCCTTCTGAGAGGGCCGAATACCAAGGGTCGTATGCCTTCTTTAGCTCGGCTTCCACCCTGCCAATATCATTCTCTAAGAGGTATTTAGCCTCCTCGAGGCTGATTCCAGGGCCCTTTCCCTTCTCGATAACCCGCCCGATGCCCAGAGTTAGCACACCTTCCGTACAGTGGTAGGCGAACTGCTCGTATCCTTCCCACTCGATAAGCTTTTCTGCTGCTAAACTCATTTACCCTCTGCCCCCGTTGATTGGCTCTGGCTAGCGCCGAAGTAGAAGCTTATAACCGCTGACACCGTGCCTCCTAGATAACCGAGCACGAGTGACACGATAGTGTCTGAGTTAGCATCTGGCGGCATCAGCGTTACCGTGAATATGTAAGCCAAGAACCCAACTATCGCGAGAATCCCGATAACCCTAGCAGTCCAATCTCCCGCAAAGTATTTACGGGCGTCTTGCTTGTCGGCAGTCTCAAGCTCAAACATATCTACGCCTAGCTCTTCCATCTTGGCAGCGTATTTAAGTTCAGCTTCCTTGATGGCCACTAGATCTTCAGGCGTAGCTTGCCTAAGTCGATCATCAATTGCCTTTGCAGAAGGGTCACAGCCAAGTACCTCAGCTAAGACTCTCCCTGCTGTGGCACCGAGAGGGCCACCGAGTGTAGCGCCAAGCGTTGGTGCCAACCCGCCAACGATCCCTTTAATGGCGCTAAACTTCATACCGCCACCGCCACCGCTAACGCGGCCAGAATCACAAACGCCGTAAGAGCTGCTTGTGGCTCATTCATTCGCATAAATGAGTTTTTAACTTTTTTACCTAATAGTTTTATAACGTTCATGGAACACCTCATCCATGTATATGTATAAGTAGGAGTCCTACAATTACATAAGTAATTTTCTGCTCAAGCGGCATTGCTGTCGCCCAGCCCATAACTGCGTCTCGCCCATTGGCGATTTTGACTTTTATTGCGTCAATCATAGCTAGCTCCTAGAACTGGTTATAAATAGGAAGAACTCTTTCGTAGTCACCTTGGATGAGTACTTGGTACAGCGTGTCAACGGTAGGGCCAAATACACTTACCGGCGGCTTCCCCCACTTGACATCCGTTTGGGCGCTAGTGAGAAGTGCCAAGGGTCCAAAGACTCCCGCGCTTCCATAAGCCGCTGCGAAATATTCGCCCCACTCCATATCGTCAGTTTTAAATATCGAAGCGTCTGCTTCGCGGAACGGAAGTATCGCTTTCATTGCGTATTTGGTTTTCTCTTTTAACTCAAGAGAAAGCATCGCAAACGGAAGGACTGCTAAACCGAAAAGCGCCATGTGAGGAGCGAGATCTTGAGCAATTATCTGCCCGCCTGTTTTACCGGCTGCGCGCCCTTCTTGCTGCCGTGCTTTCATCTCACGCACTACACCACCTATGACAACTTGGCCGTAGGAGTAAGGGAAAGATTTTAACTGCCAGAGAAGCGCATAACGCGGGTCGGACGCCCACATGGGTCGCTCTGCTGCATTTGGGCGGAGCATGGTGGACTCGACGAACTTCTGAAGCCCCTGCTTAACTGCGAGTCCTGAAGGCGTACTAAACCCTTTGCCCTCAGATACCCACTGCTTAACCACGCCAGCCTCTAACCCAAGCTCATTTAAGTAACGACCCGAGCGGCTGTTGGGCGTAGTGGCATGCTTTATAATAAAGTTCTGCGCCATCTGCGCGGCGAAGACTCGTGTAAATTTAGTGAATAGGTTTAGTCCGGTATATTCAAAGAACTTGTTTGCCGCCGCTCTAGCTGTAGGAGTTAGATACTGCATATCCGACTCGCTCATAAATGCATTAGCAAGAGAGTCATTGCCTATGACACCTATGTCCCGCGCAAACTCCCACCGCTCTTTGGGATCTAAAATTGTGGCCGCGATTGTTTTGAAGCCTTCAAATACGCCCGAAAACTCTCGAGTGTTAATTACTGCTGCAGCCAGCTCGGGTATGGATGATATTGTAGCCAAACTAAGAACTGTAAAGATCTGAAGAGTCTGCGCCGCGCTCGATAACTTCTGCATGTCCTCACTTAACGGGGGATAAAAACCTAGTGCCGCGCCGAGTGCTTTCTTGGCTGTCGCTTGATCTTTTTCAGATAGCTTAGCCAACTCTGCAGTTAGCGTATTTTCGCCGGACTTAGTGGCTCTGTTCCATTCGACGCGTTTTACAAGACGTCTCACGTAAGAAATTAATGCCACTTCCGCCGGCTTGGAATATTTATCGAGTAGCTCGCGACGAACCCCTTTGGTCAACTCAATAGATTCTTCTGCGGTATGTAAAGGGTCTAAGCCATCTATCAGCGCCTCGGTTACATTTTCAGACGCAGTTCGTGCATTGTTTATGGTTGCAACAATAATTTCTTTAACTTGTGACGCTGTTATATCGCCGCGTTCAGTAGCGATAGTCTCAGAAAATCCGTCTAGATCTGCTGAGATAGCGTCGAAGTCTAGTAGCACTGTGTAGAAATCTTCTCGAAAACCAACTGATGTATTCTCTTCTTGGGATACATACTCGTCATAGAAGCGTTTAAGAAATCCACGAATTTGCTGCGCTTGTTCTGACAGTTCGCTTGTTGGTTTATCGGTCCTCGCCTCTTGCGCTGAATCCTTAAATTCTTGTGAAGTAAGATCGCCAAAAGTTTTTACTAATTGGCCTTCTATTTCATTTATCTTCAACGTAGATTTTTGAATGAAGCCAAGCCCTTTCTCACCGGAACGACCATAAATCATATTTGCTATTTTTACGCCTGCGCCGGTCTTAGCGCTGAGTCTCCTTACCACAGATTGCATGGGCGCAAAAATCTCCCACACTTTGTTAAGAATACTTTGCGTGTTTTTCTGAACCGCGGCGGTAGTGTTTTGATCAGATTTAGTAGGTAGTTTTGCCGCTCGATTAACAGCATCGTTAATTGCAGCGAGCTTCATTTCCGACTTCATTGAAGATGGTTTAGCTTTAGTTTTTTGTTTAGGCGCAGGTTTCAAATCTGCATCTGCAGCAATTAACACTTCTCGGTTACCATTACTGTCCATTGGTGAAATAACACCAGCCGCTTCCATTTGGTCAAACAGCTCAACGGTTTTATTATACCCAATGCGTAATTCCCTCTGAACGGAGGAAATTGTAGCGTTTCGAGATTTTGCTACAGCAGCAACGGCTTGGTCGTAGATACTAGACCTGCTAATTTCTGATGTTATGTCAGTAAAACCAAATATTTTGGCCCGCATGAGTGCAGGGGTAGCAGAAGGATCGATAGCCCTACGTTGCCCCGCTGAAGGATCCTGCTTTCGTATTATTGACTCCGCGATGAAGTCATCGACAGCTTGCGAATACTCTTGCCCGAAACGTTTTCTGCTGTTCGTGCTTAATGAGTTCCACAGGGATTTTAAGCGTTCCGCGACTCTCGCGAAGAATCTATGAACTACTCCTTGGGCTTTGATATTTTTCGTGGTCCACTTCGCTGTTTGGTCAGCCACCCACTCCTCAAAACCGTCCCTGCCTGGAGCGTCGTCGTAGAGCTCAGGGGACTTCGCCCGTGCCTTTTCAAAGTCCCGATAGAGACGGCCTCTAAGCTCAGGGTCTTGCAAAGCAGTTTGCATCTCTTCAATGAACAGCGCATGGCCAATTTCATGTCCCGCTGTCAGCGTCAGCTCTAGCTCATTACCGCCGAGCACTTCATCGTTGAGAATAACAACATGCACCCCGTTGCCATCATTGCTGCGCAAGCGGTAATGTACACCGCCCGTTTTCCCATCGATGCTGTTTGCAATCTCTTGCAATGCCACACCGACATCTCTGTCGCTGGTCAAGTCGAAAATGCCATCGCCCAGCGCTTTGAGCCTACTGAGAGGCATTACAACTACCTTGCCTTTCAACCTCAGCTTCTTGAGTGCTTGGTTGATAGTGACCGACACCGCTTCAGGGATACCCCCCAAAGGATACTCTGCAAAAGTTCTCTCGGGATCATCAAGAACAGCGGTGGTTTGCTTAGCATCTAAGACAAACTGCGGGTTTCCTTTCGGGACCCCGCCAACACCTGTTGTCGCCCTCTTCTCACTATATCCCGTCTTTGGGGGCGGCTCTTCGTTGAGCAATCTAGTGTTGGCACTATCAAGGTTTACTGCCTCGGGACCACCATCAAAAACCCCGTCTTGTTTTTCAGTGAATCCAGTAAAAGCATCAGATAGACCTGTTGTTGGAATAGTATCTTCCGGCTTAGTATCTTCGTCTTGAATTAACCCAAATACCGCTTTTTCTCTGCGTCTGTCTTTAGCTCCTTCAGACGTAAACCCGCTGAACGAATCATCTTGTGCTCCTAACATTATTTCTTCTGATCTAATGTTATCTTGTTTCGCCTTTTCTAACTGAGCGGCATAAGCATCACGCCTGGTAGAAGTTGCGTCGGGTTCTCTCGCATCAAATTCAGCAAGAGCCCTTTTAATGAGTCTGTCGTTGGCTTCTGCCACGTCCTTCAATCTTTTTACATTCTTTTTAGACAGTGGTTTTGTGGCTGTGTTTGGATTTCGGTTAAGTAGATCGTAAAGAGTGTCGCCTTTAGCATTAACCGTGACTAAGTTGTAACTCTGAGGTATACCACTTCTACCGTCCTCGAAAGCAAGACCAGTTCTCGGCGCTTTGACGTCACCTCGCAGCTCCCTGCCGGCAACTCTGAGTTCATAGCCTTGAACATTTAACTGACCCATAATTGTACTCAGGCCACTGACGTCCGAATCAATTCCGTCAAAAGAGCCACCGAGTTCTGTCTCGTTGATCCTCTTCCCCGCCGCGATCATGTCTGCAATGTTAACGGTAAATTCTTCTGTAACTGTCCCGTCTTCGTCGACTGCTACCACTGACACGCCGGCGTCCTTGCTGAATTTACTCCGCCGTGACGCGCGCGCAATAGACTCCTGGATAAACTGCCCAAGTGGTAGACGACGTTGGTTGCCGCGTTTGTCTTGGATTGTATAAAGGTCACCGCCTAAGCTGGTCATCTCAATACGGAAACGATTATCGTCCCCGAGCACTAGCTCAACTTGTGATTCAGGATTGACTGACTGGAGCTTGTTTACTTTTCTTAAAGTCGAATCGCTCGCCAACCCAAGGGGGCTAGTTGACCAATTAACTGTCTTATTAAACGTATTCTCATATTCACGGCGGAGAGATTCCGTTTCGGGGAATATCTGATCCGCGCTTTGTTTAGGCTGATAGGTCTGCTGCTCTCTGCCATCTTCGGTGAGTTCTATCTGAATAGGCTCAGCTTCCGTAAGGCCCATGTCCTGCGCGGTCGCTTCAGGCTGCGACTGCTCGTTAGGGTCTACCGCTTCATCTGGATCAATCGTCATGTTGCGGCCTCTTTCAGCCGCGACTCGCTGCGCTCTTTGCTCTTGCGCTTGTGCTAGCGGAAGTTCCGCAATCTTGCCTTTCGAACCTGCTATATTCTGAGCAGCTACTCTGGCGGCGGGCAAACCTTCCTGCGTAGTAAGCTCTTCAGAAATAACCTCGCCCTTCGCGTCGAGCACCTGCACAACAGTGGTCGCGTTCTCTGTCGGTGCTTTTGTCGCGCTGTAACCTAGCGCGGCGCCAACTGAGGAATCAGAACCGTTGTCGTTAACAACGCTGTTAACCACGTCGATGTCTTCAGAGAAAATCGTACCGCGCCCTTTTATGTTGGCAAAATAAACTTTCTTACCGTTTCTAGTGCTAGTGCCGCTTGAATTCTCTTCTATATCACCTAAGCCGTTATCTTTAGGTTCACCGGCAACCCACACCGCCTTCTTGCCGTAGCCTTCGTCCTGCATCGCGTCATACTGCGCGAAAATGTCGCCTTGAGATTCTTGTGTCGTATAGAAACCGCCAACATTGCCATACTGCTCTTGGTCAACTTCTGAGGAAACTTCTTGCGCGCGGCCTTTCCTAGACAGCTCTTTGGCTTTATCAAATACTCGCGATATCGCGTCTGGCGTTGTGGCCACAGCTGCACCGCCACCGCCCATAGCAGTACCGGCTATAGTGCCCATGAACCATGCCTGACCGAGTCTTAGATTTGCGTCGTCTTGGGTGTAGCTGTCATCCACAGCCATTCGCTGTGCAACCAGAAGACCTTCTTGGCCGAGCTCAGTTGCGCCCTCGGTTATAGAACTAAGGCCCGCATTCTTAGCAATGTTGGTGGCATACAGATTTAATATGCTCTTAGGATCAGAACCTGCTTTGCGTTTCGCAAGCTTAGCGAGGTTGCTAAGGACAAGCGCTTCGCCGGTTACCTCGAGCGCCGTTGATGCACCGCCAAGTAACAAGGACTGCAGGGCGCGGTCTGCGTTGAGATCTACGCCTGCCTCGTCAAATTCTTTAAAACTCTCGCCGGTGTTAATAGGATAAGTGCCAGCTACAACACCAGTTTGACCGCCGATCTTCGCCCCACGTTTTGTTTGGCTCCAAAGCCCTTCGACAATGTCGTTCTCGAGCGCATCGAGCGTTTCGCCACGGCCTTTTTTCTGGACAATGTCAGTGACCAGCTTTTTCGTTATCGCTTCGACGCCTTCTGTCGCTGCTTTCCGAGCCGCGCCGTAAGCAAGGGGAGCTGCACCACCTGTAATAAAACCAGTAAGACCCGCAGCAATCGTTTCCGCCGCGAATGGGGTTACTTGCCCAAGGCCCATCTGAACTTGGTTCAAGAACCCAGAGAATGTTGGAGCATCAGTGAATTCTTGAAATGTTTCGAGTCCCGCTACAGCTTTCGACGCTTGATCGGATCGAATGCGCGCGGTCTCTATGTTTCTCTGAGCGCCCTCTTCGTCTCCGATGAGAGTGTTACCAAGCGCTTTAAAATATTCGATATCACCCGCAAACGCGTTAGCGCCTTGACGAATGCCCGCTTTGAACGGACTGTACGCGGTGCCAGCGGTATAAGTGGTATCAGGCGCGGGGGAGTCGGCAGTAATTATTTGATCAAGAAGCGCATTATTCTGCTCAACGAGCTTAGCGTCTTGTGCAATTATACTGTTTAAATATTCTGTTGCGCTCGGCATTACATTGCCACCGGCGAACGTTCTCGTGCTTTCGGAATTAGGGTTTTGTCTACGTATTCCCTACCAAACAAATTGTAGGCCACTATTAATGGAATTTCTCCCCTTGATATGCCGGCCTCGTCTCCGACATCGATAAACCCGAAGGTTTTCCCTTTTGGATCTACAACGATGCGATCTAATAGGCTATCAATTGGATAGTCTACAGATGAATCCGACCGCACAAGATTTTGCCAAAACTCCTCGCTGAACATGCCAGGGTCTTTCTGTTCTGCATATTTCTTGAGTACAACGGCCGCAACCTCAGCAGCACCTCGGCCATAAGCGAATTTTGCAGGACCCTCTGGAAGGTCTTCGAAAGTACTAAATATACGTCGTGCATCCGCTGTAATTGATACGTCGTTCCAGGGAACGGCGTCCTCCCCCTGCGCACCGGCTCTCACTGTTAGTGCATATACCTCGTCGTTCACTTTCTCAGTGATCTCTCTAAAATCTTTACTTTCAGCCGCTCTAGATTCATTTATTCTCTGGTTTAGAGTTGCCCGATTACCGAAATCGTCGATTTGCTCGCCCCGCCCATAATCCATGTCGCCGCGCTCTGCAAGATTAAACAGCTTTTGTAAAAGCGCTTGCTGTTGAGCAACGTTAAGAGATGCATCAGAAGTGGCTATTATAGCTGCCGCAAGAGTTGCCTCCCGTGACCGTATATTTCCCAGATCTGAGGCCGTTGTAACGCCGGCATTCTTTAGTAATTGAGCCGTTTGATTGCGCTGATCGTCTGTAAAAACTAAGTCTCCTTCTTTAATCTTCGCAATCATGTTCTCGCGAGTAAGCGTCATATCAGGTGGATCAATAGGGTTTTCTTCGGTGCCTAACTTGCTATCAGGCGTCACAGCTGATGGATTTAAGATTTCAAAATCCCTACGAGCATTCTTTAGATCACGTATGTCTTGTTGACCAGCGTGGCCACTTCTTACCGCCCTATTCTCAAGTTTCTCTATCTGAGTTTCTAAGCCGCTCGCGTAATCTTGTACTTTTTTTGCTGACGACATAGCCATTCGTGATCGATATTGATCGGCTTCGTCCGTCATCGAATCGGGGTCATTCACATCAACGGCAGACGGAGAACGTCTCTGCTCAAAACCTTTTAGTAAACTCTTTAGCTTAGGGCTCGCGTTTTCAGGGATATTCATAGCACCAAAAGCGCCATCTTCAGATCGCTCGAAACTAAGACCCATAGCCTCTAGCGACGCTATCGCTTCCTCTCCTGATTCCGCAGCAGAAGGCAGGCGCGGGTTTCCAGAAGATTGTGATGTTGGGGATTGCTGAGTTGGTCTTGGGAACTGCGCTGCCACGTCCTCTGCAGACATACCGTGCACATCTATTATCATTTGAGCCAGCTCATCGTAGCTCGCATTATTTACATCAAGAAGGGCTCTTCTACCCGCGATAACGCCTCCAGTATCCCCAGCCTGACCCAACTGGCTTGTTTGGTCGCCGAGCCCCTGAGCGGCGAGTTTTACCATGTCGGCTCTAAGAACTGCGTCATTCATCATGGTGCCATATATCTGGGCTTGCGGTGATTCCCACCCCCCGTTAGACATCATGCCACCAAGACCATTTGCAAAGATTCGTCTCAACGTCGCGCCATCGAACTCTATGACGGGATCTGCATCATCAGTTGTGCCCCCTTCTGTTAATGGCCCTTCTGTTTCGGCGTTTCCTACAATAACAGCATAGCGGTCATCACCAAGTTCTTCGATTTTCACTGTCTCGTATTCACCACCCGAGGGGGACCGTACTGCGGTGAACTGGGGAGACTGCTTCAGAACATTCACTACCGATTCTTTGTCGGTTGCCCACAGTTTTTCAAAAACGTCGTCGCTGACATTGAAGCCCCCATATTCATCGATGGTCAAACCTGGTCCAATGATCGGGATGATTGACGACGCTATTATCTTGTTTTCATATGCAATATTTAGAGCGTCTGCCGCACGGTCTTGATTGGCTTGCTGGGCGGTCTGATTTCTTACTGACTCTTCGGTTGCCAAGAGTTGTCTATTGCGGGCCTCATTATTTTGTACGTCCTGAGTTTTTTGATAGGCGAGCTCAGCATCACGCTGCGCCAGAACGGAATCTCTGTACTCGTTATTTGCACGATCCTGTTTGCGTTGCCGCATCATGTTCAACATCGGCGAAAGGTCACCTAATCCAGCCATTTCTTTCTCCTAGAACGACAACGCAAAAATGGCCATTGCGCCTAACTGGCCAATGGTGCTGTATGTATTTGCTCTGCTCTGCGCTTTAGCTGCGTCAAATGCCTGCCTGCGCGAGTTAGCATCAGCTGCAGCAGAACCTAGCTGGCTCTGGCTTGAGCGGTTTACGCCTTGGCCAATGTTTATAAGATCGGCTTTTAAGTTAGTGTTAGCTTCGTTCTGCGCAATGCGAGCATCACCAACCGATTGGATCTGCCCAAGAATGCTGCCGCGCTGTATTGAACCTCGCATCGCCTGCACCTGAGCAGGAGTCATTTGACCGCCGTAACGCTGCTGGTTTCTTGACGCAATCTGCTTAGTAAGATCACTTGCCGACGTTGAATCTAGGCGTGCTTGGTCTACCAAAGAGGTGTCAGTCTGGGCGCGCTTGATAAGATCATTTTCCATACCGCGAAAATTCTTAATGTAATCTTGGAACTCGCCGCGAGTGATTTGGGCATAGGCCGCTTCAGGATCTGCAACCACCGGAAGTGATGAGTTACCCTGCGAAGCGTTAGTTGGCAAATAGCCAAGGCCTTCCATGTCTTCATAGTTTCTATTGCTCATACGCTTACCCGTTTACAAAGTAGTTGAACCGGTCTCTCAGCGAACTTACTCGTTGCGGAGGTCCGGCTTGGCCACGCGGCATATTCTTCTGCGGAGTGAAGAACGTGCCTCCAGTCTCCTTATTGTCCAATCCCTGCATCACAAATGCGCCACCGATAGTAGTCGCAGCATCTATTTTAGATTGAGCGACCATCTGCTTATTCCTGGCGCGGTTCAGTGCTTCACTTGTGCCTAATCGGGAAAGTTGTGCCATGCCCGTAGAAGCATCCGCCGCCTGCCCGCGAGCAGTGCCAAGGACATTCGTGCCCATCTGGTTCTGAATTTGTTTCGCTGAGGTATTAGCGACGCCAAGCTGTCCTTGGTACGCTTTTCCGAGGTCAGACCCGTAATCAACCTGCTGAGTATTTCTATAAGAGGGCTGTGTCAGCGCCTGCATAGTGTCGGCGTTTGCACGCCCACGAAGCGTTGTGCCAACATCCGCTGACTTCGCTTGGTCTCGCATTTCTTGCAAGAGCGGAGAATAGTTCTGTTTAAAGTAGTTGTAGTTCTGAAGAGCCACAGACGCTGAGGCTTTCTCCGCATCTGAAGCTTGGTAATCAGACTGTTTAGGTTTTGAAGACATGACATGATCGCCTATAAACTATGTGATCCAGCTCCCAATCCCAGTGTTCCAGTGCTTCGCCTAGACGCTCGTTTTGGGTCCTCGTTTCGATCCACGCATAACCACTGTCCGCAGCAACTCGTGTCAGTTCTTCAAGGTGCCGAAACAAAACTGATGTTCCGTTTGGTTTACTCCAACACACCCAAACGAGTAGTGTCTTTTCGCCTGAATACTGGTCTGTCTCACTAGTCGTTACTGCAAACGCTTTGTCTGCAACCCACAATACTGCGTGTCCCGATTTAACCTCTGCATACACATCTTCTGGGATGTACGTTAAGTGTGGATTAGCCTCGAGAATCTCTTCTATCGCAGGCTTAATCCAATGCCACTCGGTTCGTATCTCACCTATATTGAGTGTATCGCCGGCGGAAAGGGCTACTGTGGTAACCTCCATATTTCACATTCCTTGCTATTGGTGTATTTCCTGAACGCGCTTTATTCTCAGCATCTTTGACGCCTTCGTTGTAAAGCATTCCGTACATCTGCGCCGCAGCGTAATCAGTCCAATCTTTCGACGGAGTTCGCAACAATCGAAACAAGGCGCCATTTACAATTGCGTCTTTGTTATCGTTTAGTATCTCGTCGCTAAGAGTCGTACTGGTTACTGTTGGCTTAAGTACAGCGCGTAAAATCACGCTCTCGACAACCGTAGTATTTGGCACCGGAGCTAACCAAAACGTACTTTGGGTCTGCTGGACAAAATACTCGGGGATAGAAAACTTAGAAGGGTCGCGCCAATTTGGCTGACGCTTTTCTAAAAGCGCAGTACTGATAGGCTCTAACTTGTCACCCTTGTAGACAGCCCAAAGAATCTTCTCAACGACCGTGCCTTTTGGAGGCTCGAGGTCATATTCATAGATTTTTGCAACCGTCGTTACAGGGTCTAGTTCTTGCTGATAGATTTCAGATTTGACGCACAGGTCTATGGCCGCGGAGCGAAGAGCTGATATAGCCATCGCATCTGAGCAGCCATGAACGCTGGGTAAAACGTCTGGTAGTAAAGACTCGAAAGTCGCCATTGGCGGTCACCTCAAATTATTGGGTTGCCATCCGAGGTGCCACTGACATGAGATCAGTATTAGGATTCGTCACGGCATCAATCTGAGACTTTCCAGTAATAGACGACATGAACAACTGATAATGATTCGCAGCGCGCTGGCTATTACCCGCGTACTCTGCATCTTTCATATAAGCTGAATACAAAACATAATTAACTACTGCGTTTCCGTAGATGTCTGGGATATCTAAGTTATCGCTCTGAGTAACGCTGACTGGGTTCGCCGAATAGATAATTTCGACGAACGCTGATCCCGTAACCCCTGGATAAACATAAAAGTTGATAGGATTACTATCATCATAAATATAATGCTTAACAGTAGCGCCGTGAGCAGCATCGCCGGTAACAGTTGGATCGTGCCAAGTAGGGGACTGCGCATCGAGCACCTCGCGATCTACAATTCGTACAGCGCGTGCGCCAGTACCATCAACTGCGGCGGACATATTTCTTACGACGCGTAACAGCCGGTTACCATCGTTAGGTATTGACTGCTTAGTGCCGGCGGCAAGTGTCACTGTCGTATTCTTCGCCGACGCGTCTGGCTTAAAGAGTGCAATTTCTCGCTGTGCGTCGTTGACCCACAGAACAAGCTCACTAGTAACAGGCCATCTAACGCCCGTTGTGTCTTGGAGCGTTATTTGAACGCGGTCTACAATCGATTGAACAGATACACTCATGATTCTTTAGCTCCCATCAGCCATTTAGCACTTGATCCCAAGCGGCTTCTCTAATCTCCGCAGAGACTTGCTTTCCCATCACACGATGGATTGCGGCTGCTTTGGGCTCGCCAGTTGTCTTAAAATCGTCCGGTGATCCAACATTAATCAACTCTTCGATTGCGTTTACAGCTTCGAATACTGGATCAACATCAGGCTCAACGGGTTCTGGGGCAGACTCAACCGATACACCTATGGCCTCCGCTCCCATGCCAATAGCGATAGCAGCTATTGCCTCTGAAACATCTCTTTCCACTCCAGCTTGCAGGCAAACGACACCGCCGCCTAAAGTGGCTACTCTCAAATCAAATTCGGCCTTAATTCTCATTTTCTAGCCTTTAAAAAGGCCCCCTCGCAGCGTTAGCTGTAAGGGGGCAATGCTCTCAAGGGGAGATTACTGAGCAGTATCTAGGCAGATAACACCGAAGTCTTCGACAGCGCCGTTGTAGTCGCTGTTGAACTTGGGCTTCTTCAGACCGAAGATCTTGCCGATAGAGATGCCTGACTGGTTGCCATAGTCGAAAGTATCTTCGACGATTTCTGGCGCGCCAATGTCAGCCATTGCAAGGGCTTGTGCTCCGCAGAACAGTGCGCGTGCGCCTGTAACATCTGCGTCTGCACCCCACTTGTAACCGGCAGCACCTGCGTTAGCAGAAGTTCCAGTAGTTCCGCCTTCAGTTGAGAAGACGTGACGGAACTCGTGACACATAACACCATCAACCATCAGGCTGCTAGAGCCAGAGAACAAGCTGTTGCTTGTGCCACGGACGCCAGCGTTGCGGACGTTCGCAAGGAAGTCGGCATCGAGCTTGAGGTTAGCCATCTGCTGTGGGGTAACAAAGAGGTGGAATGTCTCTTCGTTGCCAGCACCGCGAATACCACGGATATAGTTATCCTTCGCGTAAGCTTTCAGTTCAACGATCTGCTTGTAACCCAGCTTGTCAGTCGCTGTAACAGCAGTGGTATCACCAGTAGTAATATCAGAGCCGCTAACGCGAAGGTGACGAGCTGCAGTAGGCGTAGTTACGTCTGAGGCGTACTCAAGATCAGAAAGATCAAGACCTGCACCTGCGTTGTTTACTCGCAGCGCGCCGTTGGTCTTGTTTGTGTAAGCAACACCTGACAGCGTGAGGAATGCCAACTGATCCATACGGTCAGCCATAGCATAAGCCAGCGCGTCGCGTGAAGTTTCACGGAAGTTAACCACCGACTTCTGATCCGCCATACGACCGGCAATGCGGTTAGCGAAACGAAGCTGATCGAGATTAACAACGATGTCATACGCACGTAGCGCTTCTTCGTTGCCTTCCAGAGTGTAGTCACCAGTTACACCGTCGCCAGTCATATCAGCAAGCAGTGTAATAACAGCACGGGTGCCTTTCTCAGAACGAGTAAGTTCAGTGATACGCTGAACCATTGCATTTGAACCAGATCCTGCGAACTGGTTGATGAAGCTCATGTTACGAGCTTGACGCCAAAAATCCCGACTCCACGCGGTTAGTTGCTCAGAAGTCAGGCTAGCAAAATTTGTTAAAGCCATGATGGCCTCCATTTGTTTGCATTAAATTAAAATAGCCTTGTAAATCGTCCTTTTCGTGCAGACTAACGGTCGCGCGTTTTAGCGAGAGCGGTCTCGGCGCATTTAACGTCTGTGCAGACGGGAGTACGGTTTTTACGTGAACGACACGATCAGTTTTCGTACTGATACACGAATGGTACATTAATATTAGCGTTACTAATAAACTATGTCAACAAGATACTGGGTCACCATTTAACTTTATGACTCCAATATCGGGCACTTAGGATGTCTGGTTTTGAGTCTTGGGCGTTGTGTCGTGCGTAGTAAGACTTCCTGCGCGCCTTATCTTTTTCTGACGTAGGGTTCTTGCCCGCGCCAGAGACCCCCTGCTGCCCAAAGCGAATGGTTTTTGTCTCGCCCGATGAATTCCTAGCTACAACAACATGCGATTTTGTCGCGTGCGAAGGAGTCTTTTTGGGTTTGTTAAAACCAGCCACGCCTGCGCGAGCTAATCTGGGGTCTCTGGTTGTCATAGCATTCCCTCTAGAAAATATCGCCTCTAAGCCTTCTCAGCGTTGCTTCAGGAAGAGCATTAAATTCCTCTTCAGAAAGTGAGCTTATATCGAGTGCTTTCTCACCGTGGCTGCTGCTTCCTTCTCCAGGAAGTTCTGGCGGCTGCTTCTTAGCTGCGTCTAACTTCTTAGCAACCTCTGCCCTCTTCTTCGCCACTTCATCTACAGACTTCTTTGGTGCTTGTTTAGCGGTCAGCGCAGAAGAGTCATCCGATTCAGAACCAATATCATGGGCTTTTATGACAAAATTAGATGCCTTCGATAGCGCATCTACCGCCCCTAAACCCTGAATCATAAACGCGTCGCGTAGCTCAATTACTTCTTGCGTAAAGTCTTCGTTATAGTCGGCAGAATTTTGGTCGAATACGGGGTATTCTGTTTCCAACAGGTTTGCAGCCTGCTGGAGAGCTGTTTCTTCGTTGTTTCTCGTAACAGTCTGCTCAACTTCTCGACGCAATTCATGAGACATAGCCTCCCTTTCCGCATTACGAATCTCACTACGCAGCTTCGCAGCTTTATCAGGCTCACCATCAAGGATAAAGTCCTGATATTCGCGCTCTTTGGCCTCGAAGTCATACGAAGGTAGCTCAGGCGGAGGGGGCTGATTGGCCTGCTTAAGCTCGTCGAGCTGCTTTTGCAGCGCCTTCTGTTTTGCTAACACCTCGTCAAGGCGAGATTTAGGCACCATCTGACCTTTTTTCTTGGCCTTTGGTTCCTCTAGTACCTCTTCGAGCTCTTCGGTTTCGTCGAGCGCGACGGGCTCGTCGTCGGTTTCGGCTTCGGTTTCATCGACTTCTTCTTCGGCAGTTGGTACATCTTCAGTCTCCAAAGTTTCTATGTCGGACGTTTCATCCTCTTCTTCTGGTTCAGCTTCATCTACACCGAGCCCGAAATTGAGATCCACATCTACATCTTCAACCTGATCGATAGCATCCGATCCTGGCATCCTGTCGAATTCTAAATTTTCATCCTTATCAGCCATAACTTATCCTTTGGGGGTTAGAGATTTGTTGGTTTGTTGCATCGCCGTTGTGGCAATTCTTGTAGCCGCCGAAGTTTCTTGGTTAGTTCGGCGTGTAGTATTAGTTAGATCCGCAAGCTCTCTTCTGAGATTGAGCTCCATTTCCTTCATGCGCATCTGACTCTCAAGCTCCATGACCTTAAGCTGCGGCGTAACGTCTGCCACATCTTGAGTTTTCGCCATGTTGATCGCAGCTTCTGACTGCAGCTTCTGCACTTCTGCTCGTAACTTCTCGATAGTGAGCTGAATCTGCTCCATCTCCATTTCGTGATGGATCTGCTGCATCTGCGCTTGTTCTTCACTAGGCGGTTCAACACCAGTAACAGTGCGAATTCGTTTAGCCAGTTCACCCTTACGCGCGAGGTGGCTGTACTCTACGATAGCGTCATCTGGAATCATCACGCCTGCGCTGCGCAAACTCAGAGCCTCAGCGAACTGAATCTCGTCGAAGCTGTCGCGGGCGGGGGCTGTAGCAATAACTACATCGTATTCACCGATAGTTAGGTCATTAACAATTCGCCCCTCGGGAGTCATTTCGTTAATAACTATCGGCTCACGCGGCTTAAGGGGATCATCTTCATTTGTAATCTGAACTATTCGCTGCTCGGTGTAGAACCGCTGTATCAGATTCAGAATCTTCTCTGCCAAGTGCTGACGAGTCTTGTTCAAGTTATCCAGTGGCACCTGAATCATTATCGCGCCACGATTCTGCTTAGCTTGTATCGCAATACCTGACACTTCAGCTGAGTCAGTACCCAGCATAGAGTCATTAATACCCGATATGGCTTTTATGTTTGCCGCCGCTTTCTGACCGATACGATCTAGACCAGTAGGGATAGTGTTAGGCTGAATCTTTTGGGGTGCCGTGGTGCCACGGGCGTACTCAAGCACGAGGCCAGTTTCGGCGCCATGCTCCTCGAGATCATCTGGTGTCATACCTACCAGTGAGCCGCTCTCTACCATCCACCCGCTATTAGCAGTGGTGTTAACAATATGCAGCTCTTGCGAAGCGATCTTGTTAAGCTGTTCTTGTGGGGATAACAGGTTACGTACCATGCCGAACGGACGACCGCGACGGAAGTAAGCGAAGAATGGTACTAACGTGAAGTCATCGTATGGCGACCAGTCATCGTGCAGCACAACTTTGTCACAGGTCACTGTCCAACGTACCTGCTTTACCATCTTAGTAATTACAGACAACCCGTGCTCTTTCGCGAACGCTTTCACCTTCCGCTCGTTCCAATTTTCTGGCACGCGCCTCTGGTCGCCGGTTGTGGGGTCGACATAGAAGTCTGACCTAGTCAGCTTTCGGTGCTGTCGCTCAATTACCCGAAGCGCCCTGACGTTTCGGTACTCTTCCTCTCCAGGAATCTGTGCACCTAAAAAATCTTCTCGGGTATCTATGTCGCCGTAGCGAGTCTCTTCGTACTCTACCGAGTCGCGGCCAAAACTGTTGCCGTTTTCTGCGATGAACTGCAGCTTGTCAGCTTTGTCTTTACCGTAGACCTCTTCAATCTCGTCAAGGGTCATCCATTTCGTTTCGAATATCTCGTTCCAAGTGCGCGCGTCATACTCTTTTGCGTCTGGATCTATCAGTATATCCAGAGGATCTTTCGCCGTTATCCGCACCTCACCTTCAGTGCTGTCACTGAAATCTATGCGAACGTCAAAATAACCACGGCCATCAAGGATCAATCCGTCACTAAACACCTGCTGCTCTATCCAATCCATTTTGTTGTTGTCAGAGATCTGCATGAACAACTTAGTCAGTGTGTTCGCTATATCACCGTCGCCGCCTTTGCGGGGTTTAAACTTCACGTCTGCCCGCCGTGAGCTCTGCTCACCTAGCACCGTATTAACCGTAGGCAGGATCGTGTTAATTGTCAGAGCAGGACGTCCGGCCTGATCGAGAGCTGCAATGTCTTCAGCCGCCCACTGATCACCTCGGTAATATGAGTCGCACTTCTTAGCCATTTCAATGTAATCAAGGTGGCCATTATCACGAGCACGTACATATCTGTCCCACTGGCCAGACGCAATCATGTGCTCTTTGTCTGCGGTCAATCGCTTTGTATTCTTCATGGCTATGCACTCATCGCCGATTTGTTTTTAGGACCACCCTTAACAATATGGGCGAGCTTGTCCCTCCAAGAGGGAGTGTGAACAGTAGGCGCGTGATAACTTGAAAATTCAGCCATCATCAATCCAAGCCACGCGAGCGCGTCGACCTGATCGTCATGGACGCCGTTTGGGAATCTCAATAGTTCTGCCACCAGCGGGCCTGTAAACACAGCATCACGAGGCAGGAATACCATCCCCTGCTGCATACGGCCTTGGATGGCGCGGGCGCGGGCTTCTTTGTCTCTTCTACCCGTGCGTAGGTCTTTGATGTACATTTCATACAACCCCCTTTCACGCACACGTTTCTCAAGGAACGGGCCAAGGGCCATCTCGATGTGACCCTTCTCGATACCGACAATTGACGGTTTCCACTCGACGTATAAATCCAAAATCTTCTCTACAATCTCGAACCCGTCAAACCGCCCACGGACAATGTCCATGACGTACAACTTGTCAGCCTCGTCGACGCCAATGACCATCCCAACCGAGTAGTCGTTCCTGTCGTTTTTACCGATGGCTAAATCCCATGCGGCGTAGTACTTCATGCGGTCTTCGTCGATATCCTCAGGGTCGTAGTACTTAATCATGCTGCGAGTAAAGTAATCACCCTCGTCTGCCACAGGATTCTGTTGATACAACGCGGACCAATCTCGAGGGCCAACTGCTTTTCGTATACGGTTAAGTGACGCGGCGTCATACCGATCAAGGTGTAACGGCTCGCCCATCTTCCGGTACTTCTCGTCTTCCTCAGCGATGGCGGGATAGCGAACTACTTCCCAATCGTCGCCGCCTTCGGTCGCCATTTTTAGTAGGCGCCCCGCAAGATCGTCGTCATGCCAACGAGTGAGAATAACCAGTACCCCGCCGCCAGGAGCCAGACGGGTGTACGCCGTTGACGTATACCAATCCCAGTTAGCCTCTCTATTATTCTGAGACTCAGCGTCTTCTCGGTTTTTTACGGGGTCATCGATAACTAATATGTGTGCCCCTTTACCCGTGATACCGCCACCAACACCTGCAGCAACAAAGCCGCCGCCACCAGTGGTGAGCCACGCTTCAGCACTTTGAGAGTCAGGATCTAGACGTGTTTTGAAGGCACTCTTGTAGGACGGCTCTCGCAGCAGGTTACGCACCTTTCTCGAGAAACCCATCGCCAGTGAGCCTGAGTATGAGCAGCTAATGAACTCGTGCTCAGGGTTACGTCCCAAGTGCCAAGCGGGGAACGCTACCGAGGCAAGTGTCGATTTCCCATGCCGAGGGGGCATGAACAACATTAACCGTGGCGACTTCTTATCAACCACGTCTTGTGAGAACTTCTCTAACCTTTGGCAAATGTCCTTGTGCACCCAGCCTGCTTGGTAATCTGGATTGAACCGCTCAACGAAGGGCAGCATCCGTTTACGCGTGAGGATACGCATGGCCAACTCTTCGCGAGCCATTTCTTCAGAAGTTTTTGGTAGAGGGACATCAGTACTGGGGTCTTTCGGCGAAGGCAGGGAGTCCTGCCGGTCTGCTTGGCAGTACACACACCAGTTGTCCGCGCCCATAAGAGTAGACGGAACCGACTTCTTACACCGTTCGCATGTGCTCTTGGGCGCTTCATCCGTCATGTGTCTGAGGCTCTAGGTACTGCGTCCCTTTGCCAGCAAGCTTCAACAACTCGTCGTCACTCAGTCGTTCGAGCTGCTTGGCACCATTAATCTGTATGTTGACCTGCTGATTCTGAGATTCTTTCGCCAGACCATGCAGACGCACCATACTGTCTACCGTATTCTTCATCTCTGTCGCGTTGGCAGAGGACACGTAGGCATTCATATACATTGAGTGTGCTTGTTGAATGCCAAATTTCACTTCCTCATGCATCTGCTCGCGGAAATACTGAATGGCACGTGCCACGGCCTCTACTTTAGCGGCGGAGTAGGCATTGGCAGGTGACGCGTAACCAGCAGCACGCCCTGCAGCGGCAATAGTCATCCCACTGCAGATGAACTGGACTAGTTTCTCCTGTTGAACGCTAAGCACACCAATTTGAAGCCCCATATAAGGCATGTGGGAGTCAAACTCGGTCTTTGACATTTGTTCAGTGGAGGGTGTGATTGTTGGAGTCGTCGTTATCGAAGTAATATCTATCACCCCCCGCGATGTAATTGCTCATTTCATTACTAAAATTAACGAAAATTGGAGGGTTGATGTAATCAACCTGAGTTACTTCTTCCACAAACTCTTGTATTTCGTCGTCTGCGTAGCCACTGGCACGTAAAACTTCGATTGTTTTGGCGTAGTCGTACACCAAAACAGGCGCGCTGCCCCTTAGAACGACTTGATACCCTATACAGGCGTCTTCTAGCCCTTCTAGGCACAGCACTTCTATATTATTCATAGCAATATATTAGCTTTACTAATATTATTTTGCAAGCAACTGCCCAGCGATATTTTTAATCCACCACATAAACATATTCTCATCCAAGGTGTGCTTCATCAGGTTTATGCGGTTACAGACCAAGTGTACATTGTCAAGTGAGTAGCCGCGTGCTGGGTCTCGACGGTCAATTGACGCGTTTAGATCGACTCTACTAATGCCATCTCTGTAACTGGTCATTAAAATGCCGCTATAGGCGCACTTACCGTCCTGCCGCTCCCAAATTTGCATCAAATCTTCAGGAGTTAGCGAAAAACCGTCAGGTTCTTTGCCTCGTAGCTTTTTTCTGTGCGAATAGCGTTGGTTTGCGCAGATCCTGGAGAAGTAACTCTCGGTACTCTGGTTGGTATTGATCCTTTTGCTATGCCAACTGCATTCTTTACACTTAGTCGACCTACTATTGTTGCCGCGCTTATTCAATTTCATTTCGAAAGCGCTTTTAGGCAGCGCGCTGCGGCAATTTCTGCATGTATATGTCTTTTCCATGCCATGCTTTATATATTAGTAAAGCTAATATCGCAAATTATATAGAAATTTTTTATAAAAATATTTTTAAATTTCACTCACACACTATCTCCCCTCCTCGAGTTTAGCGACCTACCCTCCCCCGATCCGGTTTCTGGAACCTTGTTTTGGATTTGACTCTTGGAACCTTGTTTTCGCTCGCTCGTCCCTCGCTCACAGTCGGTTGTTTCTTTGTATTTACTCTTATCAATTATCAATTATCAATTATCAAGGATCACTCTCATGCTCATACTCGCCTTTATTCAAGAACAAATATCTTACGCAACAGCCGGTGAACTCATCGCTTCTGGCTTCATTCTTTCCATCTACTTACTCGACCTATATTCAATGACCAAGGAGTACTAACCATGAACAACATCAAAATCTTCAGCACCGCCGCAATCAAATTCTTTCTCTTTCTATTAGCAGTCTACGCAATCTCAGCTACCTTCGCCTTCGCTACCCAAACCGTCGTCAATCCCAACGACATCTCAAACGATTACATCTGCATCAAAGACTTATTTCCCGACGCTTACTACTGCAAGCCCAAAGCCAAAGATCCTATCCCTTGGTTTCTTGACCTTTAACCCTTATCACTTATCAATTATCCAGGACTATTAACCATGAACTACCTAACTAACAAACTCAGCACTATCAACTATCAAGCTCATCTGCAAACAGCCAAAGAACTAGCACTCAAAGCCAAAGACTACGCTAAAGAAAACCCAGACACCGTATTCCTCGGCCTCACCTCGCTACTGCTCCTAGACATCAGTGACTCACTCGACAATCTCGAAGACCACTCAACTATCCAAACCATCTTAGACCTCAAAAATAACGGATACTAACCATGAAAAAGAAATCATTCGAACTACTCATCGTTAACCTCACAGGCATAAGCTGCTGCGTACTCCTCGGCTTGTGGCTCGCCTTCCTACTCACATTACCCTTCTAACTCATCGCTTTACTCGCGGCCCCCCGACAGGGGGGGCTTAGCGATTTGGCCTCTTTACGAGCCAGATAAACGTGCATGTGTAAGCAATAAACGTGCATGGACACTTATCAAGGGACACTTATCAAGGGACAAATGACAACGGGCAGGGGTCAATGGCCAAGAATCACGTAAATTGATCAAATATTAACCAATAACGGCCAATGTGTGTCAGAAAACGAGGTGTGTGTCAGGTTTTACGGTGATGTGGACAGATTTGTGTGACAAATGTTAGTGAACACTATCCCCTTAATACTCAACAACTTACCCTCAAAAAGGGCAAATGTGTGTCAGGTGTGCCACCTTTTTCAACTCTATTCTAATAATTTGTAATTCCTTTTTTTAAAAACGTTTTCTAGGGAACTCTATGAAAAAAGTTGTCCACTGGCACACACTTAAGAAAAAGTGACTTAAACCTATGATAACTATAAGAATAGCGTTTACTAACTTCTGGCACACAATCTGGCACACATTTTCCAAAAGCTGGCACACAGCAACTTTTCTGGCACACAAGACCTTACAAACTACAAGGATATAAACCATGACTATCTATGACGAATTCGAAAAAGTTAAGGGTACATTCCAACAGAAAGTACCCACATCAACACTTGGCAAGGTACAAGCGAGAGCTAATTACCTACTTCAACATGCCAAAGCTAACCCTGACGTCTGGGCACTTGGCCTCTTGGCTTTTGTCGTAGGTGACTTGTCAGATATCACTGAAGCCTTATCCGAATTAACTACCGAGGTGTAACCCATGAACCCTGAAATTGTACGCTCGGCCTTCGGCCGTAAACTCATCGAGATCCACAACGATTGGTGCTTAACCAATAACCTTCCTCAAGCGATGCTTGACTATGAACACTTAACAAGTGTCGACGAACCAGAGCTCGTGTCAGGTGAGCATTACTTCCCTTATAAGGAAACTCAACATGATCAAACCACATAACTATTTTAGTTTTTACAGAGCAGACGTAGTCGCCGAATGCTGGGACGATGTCCCAGACGCGCTATATCGTACTCTCTGGAACGATATCGTACCCGTCCAAGAAGAGCTTGGCGAAGTCCCCGAAGTGGGAGTCGCAGCACTGTCTGACTATTGGCACCTGCTGTCTGAAACTGATCAAACACTCCTCAACACCCTCGCAGCAAATATTGAAGCTGAGTGGGAACAAAAAGATGAGTTAGAAGAAAAAGAAGAGTGGGACGAAACAGGCGATATCCCCTACTAACCCTCCCCCGCAGAATAACAACTCGATCCTCCGGCTCTCGTCAGTCGGTATTAATTAATAAGTTAGTTCTATATGTCTCTATATAGTTCTATCTTATTAGTTGTACTAATAAATTCATTAGCTAATATAAAGGTAACGCTATGAACAAAATTATAAACCTCCACGTTGACCACTGGCACTTGGTATTTGACGTCGAAGAAGAGCAAGTGCACCCAAAGACCTTTGACGACTATGTCGAAGAGCTTTTCATGAAAGAAGTAGAGCAGTACGAAGCAGTATCAATTTAAAACTTATCAATAATCTATGTAGAGATGATCAATTATGGCTAATTCAGCAAAAGTAGCACCTTACGTATACCCTAAAAACCTTGACGCAGACCGTCCAGAGCTCGTCAACCCCAACGAAACAGAACCAGATCACTATCGTGCAGACACGATCGCAGACCCAGAGGGCGCGCGTATCCGTGACAACGTCAAGTATCTCGGCTTCCCGAAGTTCGTACTAGATAACTTCTATGACGACACCAAGAACTTGTGGGGTAAGCCCAACAAGTCAAACGCACAGATGCTGCGTCCGACAGATGTACACATTCAAGAGTGCATCGGGTTCTCAACTATCACCGACGAGGACGACGTCGCCATGAACCGCATGGCATACGGCACCCACGGCGATGCAATTACACAAGTACGCGACGCGTACATCACCATACTCGACACAATCGAGTCCACCATGCACTTCGAGATCATGAAACAGGTTGCGAACATCACAACCAACATGCTCGCCAAGCGCGCCATTGCAAAAGCCACGTATAACGCAGCCACTGGACGCGTGACAGAGTCACACGAGTCAGTGCCAGAGTACATCGAGAACTTACAGACTCGCATGTTCGAAGCGTCAGCTAACGCAGGTATGTGGCGCGCCATACACGCAGACTTGTGGACTCACCTTAACTGGCAGAAGGCACCGCTCTATTACGTAGACAATGCCATCAAGATGGATCTGCACCAGAAAGCGTCGTACTTCGACAAGACTTACCGCCCAGTCGCCCCAGCGACCGCCACGGTAGACGACCTCAAGAAGTTCACTATCGCTTGTTAACACTTAACCCTTGCCGAGTTAACCGCTCGGCAGGGGTCCTTTAAACCCAGGACACTACGTGCAGGAGGACTACGTGCGCATGACAAACCTTGAACTCATAGAGCTGCTTGATAAGACCACACAAAAAATAAATGAACAGGGACGCATCGTTGATGATCACCTGCTGCAACGAAAGCGGAACTTAGAAGCTGTGCTGCAAGAGCAGCGTCAGTTGGAACAGAAAGTAAAACAACAACAGCTAGAACTGGCTCAGATATTCGGAGCTCGGGAGGCCCAATGATTGTAGAACAGGTCAGCAAAGACTTTTGGCGCTTAACAGTTGGTCATGGATGCAGACAGCTTGTCTTCTTCTCCACTAACAGTGCAGAAGAGGTACAGAACAAATGGCAGCGCTACGTGCGTGACTTGGACTTTGATAAATACCGAGTAACAAGTTCACCTTTATGGCACGCACTGGAACATTACGATTTAAAGGACTTCAACTAATGACACAACGCTTGGACATGCAGCCTAAATGGATAATAAAAATTCAGCAGCTAATCACAGTAATAGAAAACCCAGAAGCAGACCCACAGCGCGTTGCTGAAGCACGCGAATCACTTATTAACTTAGCAACTTATGTAGACCTAATGAACTCATTACAAATAGGAGTGTTTGAAGAAACAGTTACGTTCTCTGATGACCCCGTCATGCTCCACTGAGCAAGGAAATGAAAATGAATATGACACTAGATGAATTAGTAAACGCACAGATTAGAGACTATTTGAGCAGCGAAGATTTTATAAATAAGTACGACACCGAACAATTGGTAAAAGACGAAGTTGAAAATCAAATGTCTGACTACTTGAATTCCTATGATGCCGACGAAAAGTACGCAACCACTGAGTACGTCGACGAAGAGATTCGAGAACAGGTTCGATGCGTCATTGACTCCGATGAATACGCCACTGAAGAATTCGTTCGTGACCTGTGCTCGATGGTACAAGCAGAGCTGAAGGCAACGGAACAAGTTATTGACGTTGTCTATAAACAAATGCACGAGTTAAGAAAAGAACTACACCTCGAAGGGCTGGTCCCAGCAGAAAAAGAAAAACCCGTTAATCAGCTCGATCAGTTTATACATCCTCACGGCTTGATTGCTGGTTACAACAACTTAGAAACATTAACAAGCTTCATGGGGGCCTCTCTCTCCGACCCATCACAAAAGCAACTGGTCATAGCAATGGTGCTCGCTACCGCACGAAATCTAATCCAGGAGCAACTCGACAATGATCACAAAGAAATTGGAGGCTGAGTCATGAACCAAAACATTTATGTGAACACTGTGGCATATATGGAGAAGCCTCAGTCTTGGTCAAGCCCAATTGCTACTTTCGCAAGTGAAGAGCTTTACGCTTTGTGCGCGCCGACTATTGAAAAGTGGATAGCAGAGCAAAGTCCAAATTTCATACTTTCGGAAACTTGCGAGATTAACAAACTAATAACGTTATAGGAGCAACTTGACAATGATCACTAGACAGCAACGCGTAGCCCTACACCGTGTATGGCTGCGTAACGACCAAGGAAAAACGTACCGACAATTTAGGAAGTCTGCCACAACCGGCATTGGCATGGACTGCGTCATCGTTCGCTGGTCAGGTATTTGGCTTGGTATCGAGTACGACGGGTACACACACAGTTAGGAGTGACTATGCCAAAACCAAAAATCTCAAACGGTAGGCCGTGTGAAATATGCAATGTATTCATCAGAGCAATTAAAGGCGCGATTCTGTGCGAGCCCTGCCAAGAACAAGTCATTAAATTAAATCAACTTTGGACGAGGCCGTCATCTGATGCCACGCACGAATCAGCGAACCGGTAAAAACTGCGAAAACTGCGGCGCTCTTATCCCTTATCAAGATTTCTTTTGTAAACCTTGTAAAGAGATGAGCACATTACTTCATAAACCTTGGAGAAAAACGTATGGACATAAATTGCAGGCACTGTGGCGAGCCTTGGGACGCAAGTGAGCTACATGAATTTGGTGATTATCACACACGAGCAGCTCTGTTTGCTCAACACGGATGTGGGGCATTTGACAGTGAAGACCCGACACTTGTTACTAAATGCAGTAACGAAGTTTATGACCAACAATTAGCTGATATATCCGCAGCATTACAGGACGACAGTGATTACCCTGACGAATGGATAGACGCAGATGCTTACAGGAGAATGTTATGAATTTAGATAAAGCGCTACAACAAGTAGACGGCGAATTAATAAAAGTTTTAGACATTCGTCCAGCAGGCGTAGACACCTACCCTACCGCAATAGTTGTCGTTAAACGAAACACAAAACTACACCCTTACGTGACCTGGCGCGCAGTTGATTCATCACGAGACGGAGTCCCAGCGCATTTTCTATCTGGTAATTACTGCGAGACTCTTGAAGAAGCCCTTCAAGACACCCGTAAAGCATAGAATGACGTCCCCACGGAATGAGAATGAGTCTTGGGAATTCGAACTGCAAGGCGAACATCTTCGCGTCTATTGGAATGGTGGCATCCATTTCAGCCTTCAACACTTAATAGATAGCCAATGGCACACCCGCCATACCTTCACACGAATTGGTATCCAAACCTCAAGCCAAGCGTGTTCCTACGCCCTCAAATATATAAATGACATTAACACTAGTCCCTTGGTAAGCCCCAAAGGCAAGCTAAGTCCAATATGGAAATTCAATTATGAAAAAGACTATGGAGTTCTATGACTTCCGCAGAATTTTTAAAGAGCATCGCCCAGACAATTTCACTGACGATGGTTTGATTGCTCTATGGCGAGTCCTAGAGGAATTTGAAGAAGAAATGGGCGTGGAGATGGATTTTAATCTAGCTGACATTTCCTGCTCTTACGCAGAATATGCGTCCCCCAAAGAACACGCCGAAGAAGCTAGCGATTACAACCATGTTCTAGTTGCTACCACCGCCACCGGCGGCTTAATAGTGAGGAAGACTAGCTGATGAACACCATAGACATGAATGTTATCTGGAATGCCCTGCAGTGCTATCGAGAAGACTGTATACCTGAAAGTGACCCATTTTACGACGATGAGTGGGATCAAATCTGTACTCAAATGGCATGGATACACGAAGCGTTAGGGATTGATTATGACGAACCTATTTCTCCAAGGCTTATGAAAAAATATTCAAATATTAAAGTCGGCTCTATTGTCACACTGAACAACTTAGAGGACGCCGTGCAATGGAAAGTAGTAGAACGTGACGACTTCATTATAGGTGTTAAATCAGTTCGAGAAATGCACATCCGTAATTTAGTCACTCAATTTACCGACGTCTCTTGCGTCGCAAAAGTAATTGGAGACACAGAATGACCACCTATAAATGGACCGTAACAGCCCTTGATATCGCACCAACAAAAATAGTTATCGCTGGCTCCGATTTCTCTCGAAGAATTGCTGACGAGATATCTGACGCCTTGCATGACTATGCAGTTGACGCTGGCTTTGAACCCTCGGCAATTGCATGGTCTATCCACGCGGAGATTGATCAGCAAAAAGACTCTATTGAGGAGAACGAGTAATGAACGAACTAGATTACTCAACGTGGGAAACACATGACCTTAAAAGTTTGCTAGATGAAATAACCGAGATCTACAAAGATCGTTTAGCAAACCTCGTAATTGAGCAGATAAAACAAGATATCCAAAACGGAGATTGGACTGCTATCCACCAATTGTTGATGCTTGTTTCTATCCAATATTTAGAAGGCTATCTACCAGAAGAGGAGAACGAGTAATGTCTTCACTAATTCCAGCTACATATTACGGTAACACCGCCGAAGAGTGTCGTCACATAATTGCTAGTTACCTTCACTACACACAATTTGGAAAAGTTATTGAAGAGCATCCTAATAAATATGAAAGCCTTGCGCCTTTTGAAGGATGGTGGAACGAGTATATATCCGATGAAGAACCTAACTTTTTAGAGGAGCAAGTGTAATGGCTACAATTACTTGGATTAACGAGCTAGATTCACAGGCTACTGACTTTATAGCGGAAGTAGTCCTCGAAGAATTGCAAGATAGAGGCGTTAACGCTACAGAAATTTCATTTCGCATCGAAGTGGAATACGAGGAGGAATTGTAATGTGTCATTTCGATGAAAAAACTCAAACGCTTCAAGACCCTTGGTCGGTGGACGATGTACAGAATCAAAGACCCGATCTTAACCATGAGCAATCTGTCGAGGTGCTTGCTTTTATAGCGGATCGCTTTGACGCAAACATCGGTATCAATTGGGATGTTATAGATTCCGCAGCCGATAATTTGTATCCAGAGGAAGACGAGGTATGAGGTGGGAAATTTTGTTTCGGTGGAATGACGAGCTAAACGACCCGCCGCGAACGGCGATAGTCTCAGACGACCCGTTGTCCTTGAAGGACGACACAGTTATGTACACGCTAGACGAAAACGAAGTAGCAAATGGCGTAATTGGCGATTACCTTGATTTTAGAATTATACAAGCGAGAGCGGAATGAGTAACGTTGATTACAGAGACTACGCTTTAGAAGGCGTGGAGAACGGCTTCTTTAATGCCGAGCATTTGCTGTTTTGCTGCCTCAAGTATATGTCGCAAGACGACGTCAGAGACATGTTAGAAATTAACGAGTATCCCTTATGGAAGGAAGGCAATAATGAAGCATGTAAGCTACACGACCTCGAAACAAACAGCCCGTAGTACACGCGTTTGGATAGAAGGCGAAGCCCTTACCCGATCAGGTTTTACAGTAGGCACCCCAATAGGCGTTGCCTTCAACAAAGAAAACAAAGAAGTTGTCATCTTTAAAGATGCTAACTCTACCCGCAAAGTCACCAACAGCAGTCGCAATGGTAAGTCACGCCCTATCATCGACTTGCACAACAAAGATATTCAAGACGTATTCCCCGCTGGAACTCGCGTTGTAGTCATGTATGCCGACGGCAACATACTCATGAAACACAACCACGAGGACCAAGCCAAAGACGAGCGAGAGAAGCGCTTGGCACTTAACATCGAAACTAAAAAGTTGACCACAGCCTCGATGTTTACTGGTGGCGGCATCTCCCACGAGGCCATCCACCAAGCGGTGACCGACCAGGATATTACGTGCAGCACAGCATGGATTGCCGAGGCCGAGGTTAAGTACAGCGAGTCAGCCCTTGGCAATTGCCTCTCGATCACTGACGACACGGTTATGTTATCCGGCACTGTCGAAGAGATAGAAGACATCTACTATAAAAAGGTAGATATCCTCAGCTTCTCCATGCCCTGCGCTGGCTTTAGCAAAGCAGGTAAGGTCAAGCACAACCTCTCGTCAGAAGAACACAGCGGCACTGCCCTCTTCGGCGTCTATAACGCCCTTAAGATGGCTAACCCCGCCATAGTGATCAGCGAGAATGTAACCGAGGCCCAAGACTCTCCCATGTACACACTCCTCAGATGCGAATTACAGCGTCGGGGGTACAAAGTGTTCGAGCAAGTCCTGGATTCTTCCTACACCGATTCTTTAGAGAATAGAAAGCGGTACTGGCTTGTAGGTATATCAGAAGGTATTGCCCCTGAATCATTAGCCCTTGACCCTGTACAAGCGTCTAACCGCCTCTTATCGAGTGTCTTGCAGCCCGTGCCTGAGCAGGAATGGAAAGATCATACTTACCTAAAAGACAAAGCCATCACTGACGCAGCTGCAGGCAAAGGCTTCGCTAAGCGTCAGTTACTTAATGGCTCTGAAACTCGAATAGGCACTATCGGTAGGTTCTATGCCAAGCGCCGAAGTACTGAGCCGTTCATGACCCGAGAGGATGGTAAAGAGAGATTATTGACTCCAATCGAGCACGCAGCGGTTAAGTCAGTGCCTGCTCACCTTATAGCAGGTAACAGCACGACAACTGCCCATGAAATTCTTGGTCAGTCAGTTGATTACTTGCAGCCCTACAAACTAATGCAATTAATATATTCATCTATTTATAAGTAATACTGATATTTACTATTGACCATAACTATTAGCAACGCTAATATCATAACCCTTGGAGGTTGCATGGAAACGCAAGAATACCTTTCCCTCGCAGAACAGCTGGATTCTCAGCTTCGCCAAGATCAGCACCAGTTTGAGTTGTACTCGTTTATGACGGTATGGCTCAAATCTAGGATGCCTAATCTATATACCGAGCTAGAAGCCGACTTCAGGAGGATAGAGCCGAATGTCTATTCAGTACACGCAGCAAGAGATAATTCCATCGACCATCCCTTTTAGCAAAACATTTGCTAAAATTATGTATGCCAATTCACGGCATGTAAGCTCACATGATTGGTCTTTGTTACCTAACACCCCACTTATAAGTATTATTAGTGATGATGTTGATACTTATTTCTTGCTCGTACCGGAAGACAGTTATCACCTTCACCAAAGCCTCATAGACTTTGGATTCTCATTCGCGTTTGTTTCTCTGTTGCAGGTAGCAGTTAGAAACAGCGCTGCGTGGATACACTTCTCACCTACAAACCCATTGATTTCCGGCATTCATGTGTTCTCACAAGAGGACATTGTTCAATGAGTTCTTTCACCGCACAAATTCAAGAGAAAGACGAAGACCGCCAAAGAATAGAATCCCATATACAGGCCTATTTAGCAGCGGGCGGCACTATCACTCAAGTGCCCCGTGGCTATATGGCCAAACATGCCGAAGATGATTATATAGATAGAAAGCGTGCCGCTGAGAATTCACTCAAGCTTCGGTTCTCTTTTAATTCCAGTAACAAAGATCGAAATCTAACCCATTAAGGAGAGTTACTATGTTAGTAACTCTTGATTTCGAGACTTACTTTGACGTCCGTCTATCTTTAACTAAGATGACTACGATGCAGTACATCAACGACCCCGAATTTAAAGTTTGGGGCGCTTCTTTGAAGTTTGATGACTTACCCGCAGAGTGGTACGGCGAATCAGATATAGAAGAGGCTATCTCTCAGGTCAACTGGGATGAAGCTTCTTTACTGTGCCACAACACAGCATTTGACGGGGCAGTTCTTGCTCAGCATTACGGACACACCCCCAAATACTATCTAGATACGAGCTCAATGGCGCGTGGCATTTATCCTGGACATTCGTCCTCGTTAAAGAATACAGCCATTAGAGTATTCCCTGATGATGAATCAAAGCGCAAAGGCGATGACTTATCTAAAGCAAAAGGTATCTACGACTTACCTCCTGAGATTGAAGAGGCTCTGGCTTCGTACTGCGTGCAAGACAGCGAACTTACTTATGCCATCTATCAGGCAATAAAAGACAACCTTCCACAGTCTGAAATGGATCTTATCGATCAAACAATACGCATGTTTGTCGAACCAGAATTGATCCTTGACCGTGAGCGTTTAACGATCTACATGGACGGGGAAAAAGCCAACTCGGAAAAAGCTATATCAGACTCAGGTGTAGCGCGAGAAGTTCTATCCTCAAACGCCAAGTTCTCTCTCTACATAGAAGAGACGCTAGGCTTAACAGTACCCACTAAGAAGTCCCCTACTACAGGTAAAGACATTCCCGCGCTCGGTAAAAACGACGCAGGCTTTCAACAGCTAGCCAAGATGTACCCGCAGCACAAGCATGTATGGGACGCAAGAACAGCAGTCAAGTCTCGTCTTAAGGAGACACGAGCTAAGCGCTTCTTAGACGCAGCTAACCCTGATAATAAGATTGGCATACCACTTCGCTACTATGCAGCTCACACAGGACGCTACGGCGGCTCTGACAAACTTAATTTTCAAAATATGCCCAGAGGCTCAGAACTCAGAAAATGCCTTTGTTCTCCCAAAGGGCATTATATATACGTTGCAGACTTATCAAATATAGAAGCGAGGATGCTTGCATGGTTATCTGGTCAAGATGACTTACTAGAGCAATTCCGAACTGGGACTGATGTCTATTCAGCCTTTGCTTCGTCTATCTATGACCGAGAGATAAATAAGGATGATGATCCCACTGAGCGTTTCGTAGGAAAAACCGCTGTACTCGGCCTTGGCTACGGCATGGGATGGAAGAAATTCCAAAGCACCCTTGCTCTTGGTGCAGCAGGCCCAGTTGTAGAAGTCCAAGACGAGAAAGCGTGGCAGATCGTTAATGCTTATCGTTCGAAATTCTGGCGCATACCGCATTTATGGTCTGTCTGTAGTCAGTTTTTAATCGATATGCTCTCAGGCTCTGACAACGCATACAGTGTTCTTAGAACTGAGAAGAATAAGATCATACTCCCTAACTCAATGTGTCTTTACTACGAAGGGCTAACCAACACTCGCGACGGTTTCCAGTTCTCTTCCGGTAATAAGACTACTTACACATATGGCGGCAAGATTACAGAAAATGTCGTTCAAGCTCTTAGCAGGATTGTTGTCACAGACGCTCTCCTGCGCATTTCTAAGATAGCGGACATCAAAGTCTGCCTCACAGTCCACGATGAGATTGTTTGCATAGCTCCTGAAGAAAATCCAGAACAGCGTCTGCAACAAATCATCGACACTATGTGCATCGCACCTAGTTGGGCCGAAGACCTTCCCCTCGCCGCCGAGGGCGGCTTCGACAGAGCATACTCTAAATGACCAGATTAGTATTAACGCGAAAGACAGATGAAGAAGTAATTATTTCAGATAACAGCGGAAGTGTTGTCTGTTCTATCACTGTTAATAAAGTAGATAGAGGAAACGTAAGACTGTGTTTTGAGGCTGACTCAGACCTGCGGATAGATAGGAAGGAAGTTTTTTTATCTAAAAAGAAAAACAACGAATTGGGGTAGGTGACATATGCAAGTTACTTTCCTCGAAGCGTCTAGCTCCACAACTCTTTCGAAGACTATATCGGGTCTGACTACAAAGCCATACCCTTTCGTTAAGAACGTTACGTCTCACAAATACGATAACGTTGATATCGCACGCCTATACACTTTAATAGACCACCACGCTAACCTTGGCCATTGTCTATTAAAAGGAAACCCTGCAATTGATCTAGTTGATAGGAGCCGAGCCGGCAGCGTTCGTCGCCAGGATCTTAATCAGCTTCTAGTACTAGACTTTGACGGCATAAATCATCCTGCTCATATATGTCAGAAGGCATACACGCAAGCAGATGTTATTAGGTTAGCTGAAGTCATAATTAACCAGTTGCCTCCAGCGCTTAAAGAAGTGACCTACATAGCACAAGCCAGCAGTTCATTGGGTTTTAAGGGTGACAAGCTTAGCTTACATATAATCTTTAAGCTTAACTATGCACTGCCCCCTGCTACACAAAAACTTTGGCTTCAGAATACAAACTTCGAAACGCCTCTTTTAGCAGACCAGATAGGGCTATCAGTTAACGGACAAAGTCTTACTTGGCCGCTCGACGCTAGTCTTGCTGATAACTCTAAGCTCATATTTATAGCGCCTCCCGTGTTTGAGAACGGTGCTGTAGACCCTTTCCCCTCGCCTAGTGAGCGGATAGTGCTAGTCCAAAAAGAGAAGCAAGAGCTCGCTTTAGATCAGCTAGTCAATCTCAGCCCTGAAATTGTTCATAACAAATCTATAGAGTTTAAAAACAAACTCCGATCTGATCGTGGCTATAGCCGCCGTAAAGAAAAAATCTCAACTGTTAATGTAAACAACAGAGCAGAAGAGGTTCTCAGCAATCCCGATCGAATGACTATATCTATTGCTAATCAGACGTATCTACCTTGGGTTAACTGCAACATAAACTCTGGCAACTCAGCTGCATACTACTTCAGCTTAGAGCGCCCAAGTTATATGTATAACTTCAAAGGTGAACCTATATTCGAAATTGAAAAAGCTGATCCTGATTTCTTTGCATCAATCCACGAAATATTTGAAGACTATTTCAAAGTAAATGGTAAGACCCTTTTACCCGTAGTCCTACGAGACTTTGATACCGACACCTATTTCAACGGGTTGTTTGATCCTAATAAATCACAGTTTGATGACACCTTCCCTTTAAGCCCTAGTTCACAGACTGGCATGGAAAGTTTCATGGCTACTCATGGTGCTTTGCCGCCTGACCAAGTTATGGATGCCAAGATATATTTTAATCCTACTGAGAAGGTGCCTACGGTTGACCTTAAACAGTTGCCCATGAAGATTAATCTCTATCGCAGAACTGAGTACATGATGCACCCAGCTCCTGTCGACTCAAGGCTTACTTTCGGTGATGCAATTAATCTTAAGGACAAGACCCCTTTAATATACAAACTCCTCCATCACGTACTTGGTAATGGTGATCAAGAGTTCGAACGTTTCATTAACTGGCTTGCTTATGTCTTTCAGACTAGAGAGAAGACAGGTACGGCGTGGGTTTTCACTGGGGTCCAAGGCACAGGTAAAGGCATATTTTATAGCCACATACTTCGACCTCTCTTCGGGTCACACCACGTCCCAATGAAATCTATCCAATCTATAGAAGAGCAGTTCAATAGTTATATGCGTCAAGCAATCTTCATGATTGTGGATGAGTTCCACATGGCCAGCGCTACCCAAGGCACAATGAAGATGGCAGATAAACTCAAAAATCAGATCACTGAACCTACTCAGACAATCAGGGCTATGCGATCAAATCAGATTGAAGTGCCCTCCTACACTAACTTTATCTTTCTTACTAACCGAGCAGATGCAGTAAAGATCGAAGAGACAGACAGGCGCTACAACATTGGCCCTCGCCAAGAAGTCACACTCCTCGAGGCACACCCAGAAGTTATAGATAACTTAGACAAAATTGAATCAGAGTTGCCCTTGTTTGCCGGTTATCTGGCAACTTTTAAAGTGAGCAATCGATTAGTTAAGACTCCTATTATTAATGAAGCTAAAGAGCTTATGCGACAGGTTTCCTTAACTGATATTGAAGAGTTCTTCCAAGCCTTTAGGCAAGGCGACTTACCATACTTTACTGATGTATTAGACATCGATGTCACTGACGTAATGAAAGCCGGTGAGCATATGACAGCTAAGCGAACAATCAAATATTGGATAGCACAATCTAAAGACCCCTACTGCATTATCAGTTATGACTCTATGCAAATTATCTACAACACCTTAGTAGCTACTCACACGACCAGAATGAGCCCTTTACAATTTAAAAAAATGGCTATGAAGAATGGCCTTACATCTTCACGCAAACGCCCACATGGCGCCCCTCGAGAAGTAAACCCTATAAGAGGAGTCGAAATTCATTGGCGCCTTTCTGAACTCGTTCGGCAAGAACTTATAGCACGTTACTTTACTGAGCAAACGGATAAAAGATTATTGGAGCCCGCATGAAAATTGAATTTGGCACTGAGCCATTGAAAGACTACATCGAAGAAGCACCAGACTTAGGTGACATTCGTGCGTGGTCCTACTCCTCTCTCAAGACTTTCGAGCAATGTCCATATCGTGTGTATATACAGAAAGTTAAAAAGATATCAGAAGATAGCGGTCCAGCAGCCGAAAGAGGCACGCAGATACACCAGCAAGCTGAGGATTATGTTAACGGCACGCTTGGTGAATTCCCAGACACCCTTGCTAAATTTAAAACTCAATTTGAACAGCTTCGTGAGTTGTTTATCGAAGCCAAAGTAGAGCTCGAAGGTGAATGGGGATTTACTCTCGACTGGGCACCTACTGGCTGGCTCGTTGGCGACACATGGGCACGCATCAAGCTCGATGCTTTGGTTAATGAAGATGAAACCTCAGCCCGAGTGATTGACTACAAGACAGGCAAGAAGTGGGGCAACGAGATACCTCACGGCCAGCAAGCTCTGCTGTATGCCATCGCAACATTCTTACGATACCCACACCTCGAGCATGCACGAACCGAGCTGTGGTATCTCGATAAAGGCGAGACAACTATCAAAGATTTCTCTCGCAACGACGCGTTAGCTTTCCTACCAGGAATTTATAAACGCGCCATCACCATGACTACCGCCAAAGACTTTCCTCCTAAACCAAGTGAAAGTGCCTGTCGCTGGTGTAGTTATAAAAATCCAACTGAAGATGAGCCTGCTCCGTGCAGGTGGGGGGTAGCATGATCGAAGATCCAGTATTAGCAGCAGAAGCACGTCACGATTACATGCAGTCAGAGTGGGAAAAACACTGGGACTCGTATGAAGCAACTCACGAGTACAAAGAACATTTGCAAGCTGAATTCGAAAATCTCGTCAGAGATCCTGATAATTTTTGGGAAGCTTGGGGTTATGACGGGTTTTCTGCTTATGCCCCTGCAGACAGAATCACAAAAATAGAAGCTGATTTAATGACTGCAGTAATTGCTCAGGACTATGACTATTTAGGCCGCTTCATTTCATCTCAGTTCACACACTACTTCACGTCAACCGCAGAGGACAAAGTTAGGGAAAATTATGACCATACCACTCATTAAAAAAATTCAATTATCAATTATCTCCTTATTATTTATAGCCATTGGGCTTTCATTATTTAGCCACGCAGTAAGCCTTGCATTCATAGGCTTGCTTGCGTTCGGCCTAATATTTCTTGCGACACAAATCATTCGGAGTGATTGATGACCCAGTTAATCTTGCGCGTAATTAACGTTATCGAAGTCTTATCTATTTATTACGCTATCAAACACAAACGTCAAGGAGACCGCAATGCTACTGAACAACAACAACATCAAGCGGATACATGTCAACCAGCACAACATCCGCAGCAACCTCAAGAACAATCACAACCTACCACCACTGACTGTTAAAACTTCTAAATCAAACATTATCTGCCATGACGTTGTTATTCATGGCTCATCTCGTGTCGTGTACTCACCTGATAAACCCTTGTCATGTGGCGCGCGAGTATGGATAGAAACACACTCACCCATTGAAACCACGGAGGATCAACCATGTTCATTACAGGTTTAATTGCCGCCCTCGGCATGCTTTTTCTTATTTTCAAGTTCGGTATTCGTAAAGTTATTTCTTACGACATCTTCTTTGACATAGCTATCACCGGCTTTTTGCTCTGGTCTTTCGCCGGCACATACTCTGGCATGATGGCAGCTATGTTCGGCGGCATGCTTGTGTCAATCGTGTTGTTTGTTATGAAACGCACTATGACTCACGAGCGCCTTGGCTTTTCAAAGCGCCTTAAGTTCCCTTACTTCAGTTTCGGATGGCAGGAGATTCAGCCGTAGTGCCTAAACGTCACCCTCAAATGTTTTTTACTTACCAAGACATTACCTATCGCTACGAGCTTCATACAGATCCGCCCGAAGCGATGTATTGGTCTACTTATCGAATCAAACCTAGCCAACTTAAAATCTTTGACGCCAATGGAAAGCAAGTGTTTGGCGAAGCCAAGGAGCAATTATTGAATGACATTGACAGCGAGCGACCTAATAACAACTGACCGAACCCACCGTACTAGATACCTTAAATCTATATCAGCGCCTGACGAAAATATGCTCAAGCCTGCTTCTCACAATAAAAAACTCGGCGGCAAAGTAGCCATTAAAAAATGGCAGCACATGCCAATGTATGCTTTGACCCTCGAAGAGCGGCACAGTTGCACTACATCGTGTGCGCAATACACTATCTGCTACGGTAACAACATGCCGTTTGCCAAGCGCCACGATCATACTGACCCCGCTTTCTTCAAGAAACTCGCTCAAAGCATACAAGCTGTTGCTTCCCAGAAGAAAAATGCAGACGGTTTTGTAGTACGGCTGCACGTACTTGGCGACTTCTTTAGTGAAAAGTATGTATCAGCTTGGCAATTGGCACTTATCAAGCATCAAGGGTTACGTGTCTTTGGGTATACACACCATCGGCACGACTCCCCTATCGGTAAGCGCCTTGCAGGACTAAATCAACTCTACCCAGACCGTTTCCAAATTCGTTTTAGCGACGACATGGGCACTCAATTCAGGGCGCGAGTAATACAAGGCACTTATGACAAGTCACTTAAACACTTTATCAATTACGACAAACAAGAGGTACAGAACGATGAACTCGTTTGCCCAGAACAACTTGGTAAGACAAGCGGCTGTTCAACCTGCGGCTATTGCTGGTCAAGCTCAAAACCAGTCATTTTTCTTGCCCACTAGTATTAGTAATGCTAATATTATGGTCCGAAAAGATGGATCTGGTATGGAAGCATTCGCGCATCAAACAAAGACTACAGAGCACATACTCGCTCATCCCCGTAGTCTCATCACATCTGACCCAGGAACTGGCAAAACCAGATCCGTTATCGATGCTTTTGCTGTACGCGGCGGTAAGATGTTAGTTCTTGCCCCGCTTTCTATATTGCAAGCTAGCTGGGGAGACGACATTGATAAATTCTCTCCAAGCCTATCTTACTCAATAGCCTATGCCAAAAATCGTGACAAAGCGTTTAACTCTGACGCTCAGGTTGTTATTACTAATCACGACGCGGTTAAGTGGCTCCTTAAGAACAAGCAGCTGCTATCTAGTTTTGACACCATTTGCATCGACGAGTTTACAGCCTTTAAGAACAAAGACTCTCAGCGCAGCAAAGCCCTAGCAAAGCTTATACAAACCTTTAACTTCCGCGTTGCTATGTCCGGTACGCCAAACAGCAACACTATACTGGACATTTGGCACCCAACATTCCTAATGGACGATGGCGAGCGATTGGGTAGACGCTTTTATTCGTTTCGTTCACACGTCTGTACCTCTCGCTTCAATGGTTTTGCAAATGAGTGGGTCGACAAGGAAGACTCTGAAGAAATAGTCGCTGCTGCACTTAGCGACATTAACATTCGCTACTCTCTTGAAGACTGTATCGATATGCCACCTCAGAGTTTCCATACCATGCACACTGAGCTGCCTCCGCAAATCAGGCAGGCTTACGAAACACTTGCCCAAGACAACGTGTTGTACACCGGTGCAGCAACAATCAATGCCGTTAACGCCGGCGCCAAAGTCAAAAAGCTTTTACAGCTGTGTACTGGCGCTATCTATGACGAGAACGGTGAGTCACAGAAAATACACACAGAGCGTTATGAGTTAGTCATTGATCTAGTCGAGGCTAGGAAGCAGTCGTTAGTTGCCTTCAACTGGAAACATGAGCGCAAGGCACTTACCGAGTTAGCTGACAAACGCAAAATTAAATACGCAGTTATCGACGGCGACACACCCGCCCACAAACGTGGAGATATAGTAGACAGGTTACAAGCCGGTCAGCTGCAAGTCGTCTTTGCCCACCCACAGTCTGCCGGCCACGGTCTCACAATGACCAAAGCGACAGCAGTAATCTGGGCTTCACCTACTTACAACGCAGAACATTACCAACAATTTAATCGACGCATCTATCGCGCCGGACAGACTAAGAAGACAGAAGTAATTCACATAGCCGCCAAGGATACGTGGGAACCCGACGTCTACGACAAGCTGTCTCACAAAGTAAGCAAGATGGATGACCTATTACTTATCTTAAACAAACTCCATAAGGACGGACCAAATGACCATTAATGACTTAATCAATGCACGCTTAGATATTCGCCACAAACTCGCAGATCTTTCTAAGCAAGAAAAAGCACTCAAAGCTGAACAATCTGAATTAGATTGGCAGCTTATGACCAAATTGGACGATCAGGGCTTGTCACGCACGGCTAACGACACAGCCACGATCTCCATAAGTGAAGAAGTTGTACCTGAAGTACAAGACTGGGATGAGTTGTATAAGTACATAACATCTACAGGCGACTTCTCGCTTGTGCAGCGGCGCATGTCGTCAACTGCATACAGAGAATTGAGGGGCCAAGGGGACAATGTTCCAGGCGTAGCAGATAGGACCATCCGAAAACTCAATGTTAGAGCACTTTAATCAATTATTAGGTAATCAATTATGACAGCTAAAACCACAGAAGTAGCAACAACAAAGCCAGCACCTTCATTCCTCGCAGCGACCAACGCTACACCTGACTTTCTAAAAGAAACTGGGCGCGGTAACGAAAACGTTGGCGACAACATTGAAATACCACGCATTAAACTTCTTCAGAAGATGAACGACGAGGTCGACAAGCACCACTCTAATTACATCGAAGGCGCTCAACCAGGACAGTTCTTAAATGTTTTATCTAAAGAATTGCATGACGAGATCTATGTTATCTCAGTTAACTTCCGCGTTGAGTATGTCATCTGGCGAAAGCGTGAAGCAGGCGGCGGTAAGCAGGGAACATTTGACTCTCGACAAGAAGCACTTAACTGGATTTCAGAGCAGCCTGAGAAAGACCAAGCTACCTTTGACTTGTCAGAGAACCATCAACACTTGTTGCTGTGTTATGACGAAGTGACAGGATCTTTACGCAACACGCCATGCATTATGGACTTCTCAGGCTCTAAGCTTCGCGTATCGAAGAACTGGAACTCTAAGATCCTCGAGCGCGGCGGCGACCGTTTCAGCACGATATGGAAGTTTAAACCGCAGATCCAGTCAAATGACAAGGGTTCATGGGTTAATATTGCCGCTGACTACATGGGTTTTGTTGCTAACGAAAATGATTATAAGCAAGCAGAAGAGCTGTATCTAAGCACCAATAATACTCACTAATTACACAAACTGCTGCTAATTAATGAACGAGCATAGCTTCATCAAAGCTATTCATAAGAGTCTTCCAGCTGAAGTTTATCGCTGGAAGATTCATGACACTTTTACCGGAGGGGTCCCAGATACCCTGTATGCTGGCCCTTCGGGTATTCTGTTTGTAGAATATAAGTGGCTGAAATCATTACCTAAAAAAGAAAATACCCCGATTAATCTGGGGCTATCTCAACTCCAAATCAATTGGCTAGATAAGTTTCACTCCTATAGTCAAAACGTAGCAGTAGCCGTAGGGTACTCAGATGGCGTCTTATTATTCACTAATAAAGATTGGACAAAGGATATTAACGTAGCTAATATCCAAAAATATAGCCTTTCACGTAAAGACTATATAAGTTTCATAATTAACACTACGCAGTAAGGATTACTGCAACTACCCAACTACGCAGTAAGGATTACTGCAGCAACGGAGCATGTATGCAAACCGTACCGAAGCCAATAACGAACGATGTTAAGACTTCAAATCTCAAGAAAGTTTGGAACGAAAAGAAACGAATTCTTGATATCACTCAGCAGACAGCTGCTCAACAACTAGGGATTACGCAAGGAGCATTTTCTCAGTATCTCAATGGCCATTGCCCACTTAATGAAAAGGCTACTATGAAAATAGCCAAATTCTTAGGTGTTCACCCTGAAGTCATTGATCCTAATTTCAGAGATAACGTTAATATTATAAAACGTCATCAATGGAAAGCGGTTGTTTCTCACACGTCATCAGACGCTAATAAAGAACTAGGTGAACTGGTAGAAAGTAAGTTTGATGAGCAGCCTTTGTATATAAGAATAGATAAGGTTACGAAGATTTTTGATCCTAACGGTGAACTTATATCGATCCTACCGAAAGAAGCTTTATTAGCGCTTATAGACATCCGAAATCCGAAGTACCCCGTCAAAAGAAAATGCAAAGATAACATATATGCAATTGTGAGTAAGAATAAAAAATCTTACTCTTTTATATGTGATTCAAGGCCACCCGCCTATGGAAACAATACAGTTACTATTTATCAAGTGGTAAATGTTGTTTATTTGTAACACCTTTTGGCTCCTTTTAATTAAACAGTTCAAGTCTACTTAATTAGTTGTACTAATAATTTATTTATATATACTAATTAAATAGCTTTTTAGTTATTAAAACAGGAGTTCTTTGATGCTTTCTAAACTATTACTTCAGTGTCATGGCCCTTTAATGGACATGGACGACTTAGCAGGCGCGCTTAAAATAAAACGTGAGTCTCTCTACCAACGAATTTACTACGGGAAACTAGAGATTCCCCACATGAAGAACGGAAAGAAGTATCTATTCAAAACACAGGATGTCGCTGAATACATACAAAGTGAGTTTGAACGAGCTACTTCTTTAACTACCCATTGAGCTTATCTACTAAAGACGACGCATTTAGCTGTGTGTACCGCAGCAGCTGCTTCCAATCTTTATGTCCTGATATTCTCGCCACCTCTTGGATCTGAAGACCTTTTTCAAAGAACCGAGAGACAGCTTCGTGCCGAAGATCGTGGAAGTGAAGTTCTGGTAACCCAGCTTCTTCCCGTACCTTCACGAACCTATCACTAATTGATTGAGCTAACTTCACCCCTGGAAAGACAGCGCCTGTCCGTTTACTTTCAACCGGCACCCAAGTCTTAAGAACCTCCAACGCCTTATTTGACACTGGTATGATCTGGTTATTACCCATCTTTTCACTTGGGTGCTTCCGGTCTTTAATAAAAATAGTGCTCTGTTTGAAGTCGACATCCTTCCACTGCAACGCTTGGATCTCTCCTTGCCGCATGCCAGTTTCAACTGCCAGCATAATGATTGGCCCTATCCATCCCGAGTGGTGCTTTAAGCTGGCCTCCATAAGCTGTTTCAGTTCCTGATCACTTACTCTACGCTCCCTCCTGCGACTACCACCCACCAAACCTATCTTTGACAGCGCTGACAGCGCGTCTCTTGCTGGGTTAGATGGCAGGTCTACGCCCCACAAAGTCCTAGCGTGGTCTATGGTCTGGGCGACGTAAGTAAGCTGCTGGTTAAGAGTAGACCTGCTGATTGGCGCTCGGCCCTTGTACCCTGCCCTTCGCTTCTCGGCATATTTAAATAACATGTCGGGCGTAAGCTGAATAACACGCACACCTTTAAAATGCTCGGCTGTCATTTTAATGGTGGTCATCTTGCTACGTGCAAAGGGTCGATGGGGGTGAACTTCGTCGATGTACCGATGTAGCAGGTAGTCTAGCGTGTAGCCTTCGACTGCTTTAGATTTAGGCAGTGGTTCAGACTTAAGTTCTGCCTTTTTAAGGACAGCCCAATTCTCTGCAGCTGCTTTTGTGGGGAAGGTTTTATTATATCGCTTACGGTTATGAGAGATGACGCATAACCAGCTGTTACCCCGTCTTGTAATACTCGCCATACATGGCTCCCGAAACTTAATTTCGACAGCTGTCGAAACAATTAATCGTTATAGTTTCGACATTATGGCGTTTCGACAAATTTTCGACAAGGGAAAAATAAATGTATATAAATCATGGGTTTGAAATTTGGCGGAGAGAGAGGGATTTAACTCTTTAACTTATTGATATATCGAGTTTTACCTCTATATATCTCTATTATTCTTGTGAGACTTTTCTATTTAGTACTATTTGCTTTTTCGACAAAGTTGCGACACGGAGAGAGCGACTCTCGAATCGTTACCCTCTCCTATTCGCTCCGTCACTTGGCCTTTGACGCGTAACCCTTGGCGGCTTTACCTTTCGGCATTTTGTCTTTTTTGGGTGGCTGATTCAACGTGCATTTTTTACCTTTGTGCATGGTCATACTCCTTTGGGTCTAGAGGTCTTTATCGCTTGCCTAGTGGCAAGCACACTGGTCATTTTGTCGCCGAGAGAAATGCCTTGGCTGGCTAGTTCGGCAAATGCTTCGAAGATAGCTTCTTGCGCAGCGCCTTCGCTTTCCAGTTTTTCATAAGCGTTCTTACGGGACTCGATCGGGTCTTTCGTTAGGTTTCTATGCGACATTTATAATTAGCCTTTTTGAGACATACATAGGATGTCTAAGCTCAAAGAAATAGTCCCCCCCTACATCAGCGCTGAACGAGAGCTCTCCATCATCTTCAGGTGTTACTACTGCGTCGGGCCATCTCACCTTTGTTCCAGTGGGAATATTAGTAACACTTATTGTGCTGCCTAACGTGGCAGGAGAAACGTTAAGTTCTGGGAACTCGGTCTTATCTACTATCGCACCGCCGCTTATGTACTGTGTATCGTAATTTGCGAATACATCAGTGGCCATATACAACTGACCTTGGTCAATGTTCATTTCAATTTCTTCTTCTGAACAAGAGATGGCTTTGACAAGAGTACCGTCGGTTTCATAGACAGCATAAATATTCATCGTTTAACCCCCAACAAAGAAATAAACCAGTTACCACCAATAGCGCCCGAACCCGTACTGCTGCCGTAAATACGGTAAGTAGTATTCCCAGTAGACGGTGTATGAACAAAGCCCGCACTCATACAGTCAGAGAAACCTTGAATGCTAGACTGTCCAACTATACCTTCTGCCGAACCTGCAGCTATTCTAAGTCCACGAGTAACTTCGTTAGTACCAGTTGATGTAGCAATAATGTTTAGCTGACCAAAAAATTGCACTTGAGATGGTAGGAGTGACGCGGTAGAACCCCAGTTAATTGTGATAGATCCGATTTGGGTCCATCCCGATCCTATAGAAACACCGCTTCCAGCTGATATAGCGCGAGGGACAGTGATATTTTCGCCGGCGACATTTAAAGTTTGTATTTGAGCACTGCCAATCTTTGCAGTGGTTATTTGAGCATCACCAATCTTAGCGCTGGTTATTTGAGCCTCACCAATCTTAGCGGTCGTTATAGTTGCGTTGGCTATCTTGGCCCCCGTCACGGCCAGGTTATCAATTTTTCCTGTAGTCACAGCTAAGTCGGCAATCTTTGCGACGTCTACTGCTAGATCTCCAATTTTGGCAGTAGTAATAGTACCGTTCTGTATGAATGCGTCTTTTATATAAACCCCAGTGAGAACAGTTTCTCCGCCAATCGTTGTTGGGCTCGTCCTTATAATAAAAGGAATATCGAAATTTTGAGTCGTAGAACCGATAGCAAACTCATCGGCTCTTACATAAAACTTAGAAGAAGTGCTGTTATTAACGAGCCCAAACCCCGCAACCATGCCATTTGAATCAATTCTTACTGAGTACTCGCCCTCAAGCCCATCTATAGACGTGGAGTTCTGGCTTACTGTAGCCGACAACCCATTCACGTTTGTAGTGACTTGGTTCACTGATGAAGCGAGCGTGCTTACCTGACCCGTGACTGAGTTGACACTCGACTCGACAGTGTTTATCTGTTGAACGAGCCCTGAAGTACTGCTGCCGATAGTAATCTCGATAGCATTTATATCTTGGGCATTGGCAGATATTGTGCCCGCTTGCGAAGTCACAGTCGTTGTCAGGTTAGATAAACCAGTCGCCGTAGCAGTCAATCCTGTAGCCGGATCGTTAACACTAGACTCGAGGGTGTTAAGCCGAGAACCGTGGGAAGTAATTACCCCGTTTTGTGTTGACACAGTAGTGCTGAGGCTCGATAACCCTCCAGCTGTCGCATTCACACCGGTAGTTGGATCATTGACCGTTGTCTCAAGGCTGGTGATATCTAAGGCGTTGGTAGAGATATTGTCGCCTTGTTGAGTAACCGTATTTGACAACGTAGAAAGAGCGCCAGCCGTAGCAGACAAACCGGTTGTCGGATGGTTAACAGTTGTCTCGAGGCTGGTGATATCGGTAGCATTGGTAGAGATGTTGTCACCCTGCTGAGTAACGGTCGTAGACAAGTTTGACAGCGCGCTAGCTGTCGCATCAACTCCGGTTGTCGGGTGGTTTACAGTTGTTTCAAGATTCGTAATGTCAGAAGCGTTAGTTGTAATACTATTGCCCTGCTGCGTCACTGTTGTTTGCAGACCAGACAAAGCACTAGCTGTCGCATCAACTCCGGTTGTCGGGTTGTTAACAGTTGTCTCAAGAGCAGTAATGTCAGAGGCATTAGTTGTAATACTATTGCCCTGCTGCGTCACTGTTGTTTCTAGACCAGACAAAGCGGTGGCTGTCGCATCAACTCCGGTTGTCGGATGATTGACCGTTGTTTCGAGAGCAGTAATATCAGAAGCGTTTGTGGCGGTAGTTTGTTGTAGAGTGGTTATATTTGAACTGTTCGAACCCACAGTCGTATTCAGATTAGTTATTAGTGAAGTTTGCGTCGCAGTCACTGTCTCTAACGACGCAATATCATTTTCGTTTGCCGCAATGCTCAACTGAGCTGCCGTTATAGCTCCCTGTGCAGTAGCTAAATTGGACTGAGTTATAGCTAAATTTGATTCAGCCGTAGCTAAATTGGTTTCAACCGTAGATACAGCAAGCTCAATATCAGCAATGCTAAGCTCCTGCGCATCTATTAGATCTATTTTGTCAATCAAACCCTGATAAAACGCATCCTCAGTTATCGAACCCGTAAGCAACTCAAGAATAAATTCGACATCGATAGCCGTTTCAGCAAACGTGCCAGCATTTGAGTTCCAAGGCCCCTTCTGGTTACGAGTATTTACATGCCGCGCCCAATAGTAGTTCGCTTGCCCACCGCCAACTTGGTCGGTAAACATCATGCCGTGCGAAACACCTACTAAGACTGCATCCGCCAGCTGGTCAACAGTATGCCGCCAAACTTCTGTGTAAGCATGGGGAAAATAAGTAGGTTGGTCCCACTCCAAAATAACAACACTGTAAGCGCCGGTCGCTTCAAACCCCGTAGGCGCCGGTGGCAAACTTGTCTCGTTAACGTCTGTACCAATTGGCAGCAGACTAGACTGAGACTGCCCAAGAATGAACGGTTTGCCCTCGACAGCTAACCCGCTGTCAATTAACTCACGCGCAGTGATTGCTCTGTCCCTTGAGTCGCCTCGGCGCCCCAAACGAATTTCGAGAGCCTCTGCGACAGACTCTAAGTACCGCCTCATCGCGGGCG